TGGCGCCTCCGACGTGCGATAACACTTCTGCCAAGCTCGCACTGGACGTTCAACCGAGATCATCTTACGGACGTGGCCGCCTCGGATGATCAAGCTAAAGGTCCCAGAAGCCGCCATCGAAATGGCCACATCACGGGTCACACGCTCGACTGCCTGCCCGCGGACGAGCGTAATCAACCGGTCCGCTGATGCAGCTTCGAGGACGACCTGAATATTCTCTGTTACTTTAGACACACGAAAGGGAAGGCGCGAACTCACGCCAGAGGACAGGCACTTTGTTAACCCGGTGGCCATCCGGACGCACAAACATTATGCGATCAAAATGTTTGAATTGGCAAGGGAAAACTTGAATAAGTGGAGTGCTGTCTTATATTTACTGACAGTTTCTGGAATATGCTGATTTCTACTGCTTAATCCACACGGGTGCGCCATGCGTCTTGTCGACCTTATATCCGGGACATGCGCCTTTAGTTCTTCCAGTGGCCGGGCAGGCGTGCGTGCGCTTATACGAGCGCATCAGCTCAGCTCGCGGCTCTTCGTCGCGGGCTTGGGCCTTAATGGCCCTCGCTTGAGTAGTAGATACGGACAGAAGTAGCGTAACCAGCAGCAATAGCTTCGTCATATGGCCTCCGAGGATAGTGGTTTCACGCCGCGATTCCTCTCATCAGAACATTCGAAGTGACGCAGTGACGGGCTTGACGCGACATTTGTATAAAGTTACCAATACATAAGAGAGTATCTATTTCTCATATACATAATTGGCGTCACATCGTCACATGTCTTTATAATCAGTTACCTGTAAGATGGTATATTTCATCGATACCGACCATCAAGCTATTCGATATCAATGATTTACATAAAACGTGACGCCACAGTGACGGGGCCTGTCACAAAATGACGTTACTTCGCTGAGAAGCGCAGACACACAAATCCCGTAGCGTCACAGCGTCACGCTTGCCCCACCGAACGCCAACCAGCTTACGATTCCGCGCTCAGAGCCACCAGGTCCTAAACGCGCAATCCCGAGCTAGTCGTCTCCGAATAGTCTTCTGCCATGACCCGATCGCGCTGCAGCTTCGACCTCCACTTCTATGCCAGTCCGCAAAGATATGCCCTTCCACGTGCGCATCTGTTTGCCGCTGGCGTCTCGACTCGAACGGCTGTATCCAAACCCCTTGCTGCGCAGCCGTTCCGCGAACGCCACGCGCCCCAGCGGTCTCATCTCGCGATTCTCCTGACACCACCAGGCGTAGGCATGCGAAAGCAGCGAGCTTCGCACGGATCCCTCGGGATCATCAACCTCGCAGCAATCTTCCAGGAAGTCTCGGAGCGGATCATCCGCCTCGCGCCACTCGGCGTTCGCGTCAGCGATCTCCGGGGGCGCCCCCAGGCCGTCAGCTCGCCACGCTTTGCAGCCACGGACAGCCCACGCTAGGATCCCCGGGAACTCAGCCTCGAGCTTCTCGATAAGCTTCGGATCGAACTCTTCACTGGCACGATCGATCTTGATCTCAAACGGAATCGACTTCAGACGTTGCCAGATGGCGTCATCAGTCCCGCGGACCTTCGGCCGGTAATTGCAATCCATGAACAGCTTGTGCGATTGCTCGAACTCGATCGGGTTTTCGTACTTCCGGCATGTCTTGATCTTCCCCATGCCGGCGGTGATGTACTTGAGCTTTGCTTCCCCGAGCTGGCTACCACTCTCGACTTCTGACGTTGTGACGAACCGCGCCCCGCGCAACGACGCCAAATCGGCGCGCATCGCGGCGTCTAGCATCCGGCTCGCCATCAGCGTATTGATGTCGATCTGTGCACTATATTCACGCAGCAGGCGCGTGAAGACATTCAGGAGCGTGGTTTTGCCGTTGTCTCCCGACGATCCCCAGAACACGAATACGCATTTCTCGCTAACGTCGCCAGTCAGCCCGTAGCCGAATGCCTTTTGCAGAAAAGCCACCAGGCGCGTCGTCTTAACCGTTGGATCGGCTTCAGGATTGCAATCGCCCATCGCCCACTGAATAAACTTCAGGAACCGCGGGCATTGGGCCTCGGGATCGTAGTCCACATCGCACAACTTGGTGATCAGGTATTCGCGATCGTGCGGGACCAGCTCGCCCGTGCGCAGGTCGACCACGCCGTTCCGGCAATTCAGCAGATACTGATGCGCGTCCAATCGATCCGCCGAAATTGGGATCCCTGGTTCTGACGCCGCGCGATCGAGCGCAGCCATGATCGACGCACGCGACTCCGACGTCCGAGCCCACTTCGATCGCCTCTCGTCGCCAATGGCCTGCAGGTACAACTCACGCGCCATGATCTTTGCGCGCTGCGTCGCTTCACTCTTTTCGTCGATCGCCCAGCGCTGGCCGTCCCACATCAGCCATTTCTTCATCTCGATGCAGTAGCGCATTTCCTTGCCGAACAGCGCCACGATGCGCTCACCATTGCCGGAATCCGTTAGCGGATACCCGAGGAGGTCAGGCTGATGCGGACCAGGCGCCCGCACCCCGTCTCCCGGCGGAAACGGCATCTGCACGACGTTCGCCCCCGCCGGCTGCGGATCCCCTCGTCCCGATCGCAATAGCCTCAACGCATCATCGAAGTCCCCAGCTCGCCAATCCTTCCCGAAGTGCATCCGCAACTTCGTCTTCGCTAGCAGCATCGCCACCGGAGGCAACTTAGCGACGTCGCCGGCAAGGTTCATGGCGCCTAGCAGATCGTTGCGAGCAATCATCGCGTCGACCGCTTTCTCGATATCGTCCTGCCCGAGCGGCGCTTCTTCTTCACCACTAGGACGCCGCGGACCAACACCGAAAAGGCCTGGCTTATACTTCGCAGCCGATTCCGCGATCGTCCGGACCTCGGCCTCGTCCAACGGCGGATTACACCGGCCGCCATTGAGCACTTTTAGTGACGCGAAAATCTCTTCCGCGGTAAATCCGCGCGCGCGCAGGCCTGCGCCGACACGAAACAGCTTATCGTTACGGCCGCCCTTTGTGATCTGCTCCGGAATCTGCGTGGGAGCCTGGCGACGTCCTTCCGCTTCCTGGATAAGCGTGAGCAGCCACGCAGGCGCCGGCGCGATCGGCTGCTTCTCGAATTCATCGAGGCAGTCCCAGCTGTATTCGCGTTTTGTGACTGGATGGATGCTCGGAGGCGCGACAATGTATCCGCCAACACCGCGGATGTCGAGCCCCGCACCAATCCTAGAGACTGAGTTCTTAACTGGAAATCCCGGCATCGCGAACAGGATATGGCGGCCGCCGCTGCCAGTCAACTGTTGCAATGTGTCGGGAATTTTGAGGCCGTACTTATGGCGAAGCGAATCCCAGGTCTCTTCACCGTCCTTGTTCAGGTCAATGTCGAGTACAAAGAATCGGCCGCCCGTGACGACACCGATGTTCGCCCGTGGCCACTTCTTCCACCAATTTTCGACTTGAGCCGGGTTGATCGATGCCTCGGATAGCCCGTGCTCGACAAGTGGCTCTTTTCCGGAGCAAGGGAAGACGGGCCAGCCGAGCTTGATGTACCTCTGCGCCCACTCGAGCATCGCTTATAACTGGCCGCCATCCAATTCGTCCGCGCAAAGCCCACCAGTGTTTCGTTGAGGAATGAAGTAGTCCCGTCGCGGGATCTCCCCGCGCACCATGCTGCTGGGCCGCGCGCGCGCAGATCGGATGGGACAGATGGCTTTCACCATTCCCCTATAGGTGCCGCGTGCTGCTTGAGAAATTCGCGACCAGCGTCAGTGATCTGGTACAGTCCGCCTAGAAACGAGGGCGCCTCAATCGTCCGAAAAAGGCCGCGCTGAGCCAGACGCTCGCAGGTGCGATCGGGCGGCGTGTAGTCCTGGTAGCAACCGTCACCTCGGTTGGCCGCCACTTCCAGCGGCCACATCTCGTTACTTAGAGTCTCTTCGGGCGTCAAAGGTCCTCGGTACTCAGTCATGATTTCTGGCGTTCTGGATCGCACGTTCCAACTCGTTGGCCGAAACCGTCACGTTTCTGCCATGAAAGTCTAGAATTACCAATCTGTTATAGATTCGGTGGGCGGAGACGATAAGCTGATCTGCATCGTTCGGCAATCCCTTGACCTCGGCCCCACTCACCTCAATCGCGTCAAGCCTCGTCTCTATTTTCAACACTGCGCACACACCTCCCTTGCTCCTGTAAACAAACTCCCACTTAGGCGCTCAGAGTCAGCGCCATCCGTCAATGAAAATTTCTGGTGTTAACGCGTCCTATCGCGAGGCAGGCTAAGTGGTTGAAACGTTGGTAGCGCTAACGGGAATCGAATAGTATTCTGCGCTTACTGACCATCACTGTTCCTGCCTAAGTCACTGTTATTATTGCGTACCTTAACTATGTAGCGCTCCAAAACATCTCCATTGGGACCCATCGTGTTATCGCGATCCTACCTCCTTTCACTGCGTTTTCTCGCTTACCACCGATCGATTCTTCTTCTGGAATTCCTCCCAGAGCCTTGCCGCCTCTGCGTCCCGCCCTGAGACGACGTGCGAGTAGATCTCCGCCGTTACCTTCACCGACGAATGACCCAGCCTCTTCGACACCACCGGCAGCTCCACACCGGCGGCGAGCTGGTGTGACGCATTCGAATGCCTGAACGTGTGCAGGCTACCATGAAGCTTCAGCCGCTTCGCTAGCAGCGACACCGCCGATGACACCGAATTCGGTTTCAGCATCGATCCGTCTTCATTCGCGAAAATGAGATCCAGATCAGCCCGATAGTGTGGCCCAAACTGTCGACGGAACCCTGACTGCCGTTCGCGATGCGCCGTCAGCGCTGCCATCGTCGACACCGGCAGCGTAAAGACCCGGACACTATCGTCGGTCTTCACCGACTTGACAAACGCGCCCAAAGCCTTCGTCTGACACAGCGACCTCTCTAGCACCAGCTGATCCCCGACCAGATCCGACCACCGCGCCGCCAGCAACTCACCCCGCCTGGCTCCGGATCCTGCCGCCACTTCCAACAGCGTCGACAAGCACCACGGACCGCCGGCCGCGCCTACCATCAGATCCTGCTGCGCCGTCGTGAACACGAGCTTCATGCGCTTCTTAGGCACCGGCGGTTCACTGTCCGTCGCCGGATTTCGCAGCAGCAATCCCCACTTCACGCCGCGACCCAGTGCGCTCGACACGAAGCCGGCAATATTACGCACCGTCTTCGGCTTTAGCGGCCGCGCCGCTCTCGTCTTGCGATGATGACCGCCCGACTCGAGCAGCCGAGTCCACTCCCGATTCAAATGCAGAGGGGTAATCTCGTCAATCGGCATATCCAACAGCGGCGCCGACAGATAAGGAATCGATTCGCGATATCGCTCCACCGTCTTCGGCGCCAACTTCCTGTCACCATGCTCGACGCAAAACTCTAACAGCAGCTCGCGCAACGTCCGCGGGATCGCAGCTACCGGCTTAACTTCCGCGAGCGCCGCGGCCGCCTGCTGCACCTCGATCCGCCGCACAGCCTCCGCGTCCACAGCCTCGCCCTTCGAACTGAATCCCCATTTGACGACCTGGAGTCGCTTCTCGCGCGTCGATCCGGCAGTGCTGAAGTTGTAACCCCAGACCACCGCACCCGATTTGTACTTGCGCTTAAATATCGCCATGAGCAAAATTCTACGCGATCGGAGCCGTCTCCGCATCCCGCTCCGTGCCGGCGGAGCCGGCAGTTCCGGTTCGCATACCATTGGTTTTTTCCCAGGTCTCAAAAGCATGGCGCGTGACCAGCCATTGGCCGCGGCCGCCGACGCGTATAGCGGGGAGCTGGCCAGTTCTCAACATCGCGTAAACAGAGTCCCGCCCGATCGCCAGGCGCTCCATGATCTCCTTGATTGTCATCCGGCCGCTCAAGTTAACACCTCCGGATCCCAATCCCAAAGCGACAAAGCGCCCTTCGCCGGCATTGGCACGGACAGCTGAACTACATCCTCAAACAGAAAGCCGAAACGCCCAGGGCTATAATCTCCAAATGCTTTTTCCTGCTCCGTGAACGGACGAACGAATGTCGGAATCATCTCCGTCTCAAGACAGTGGACTATCTTCGCCTCGGCGATGACGCATCCCAGCGGTAACGACTTGAGTACGCGCGCGGCTTCCGTCACCCAGGTAGGTTTGGGATCACGATAGAGAAGCTCGGTTTCGTCCGGAAGCCCAAGGGCCTTCACAAATAGAGGCCCTGAATAACAGAGATCCTTCGCCCACGCGGGGAATGATTTCGCCGCGTGGATCGCGATCGGCCCTCGATACTTCGTGCTCCAGTTCCGCGTTTCAATTCGCTTCGCCCCGATGGCGACCAGCGTCGCCCATGGCTGTGTGAGTGTAATGGCCTTCACGATCCGCCACCAGCCCATCCGCGCGGAATCCAGCTATCGACCATAACCGATTCAGGCACGCGAACCGGCTCGTCCTTGTCCACCTGGCATTGAATGCAATAGCGCGCATCAGGCACGGCTGCTAAGCGCCTGGCTGGGATTTCTTGGCCACATTTCTGGCAGGCCCGACCCTCAGCCATTCTGACCCTCCAGCGCCATCTCGGCCGCAACCGCCGCGAACATGATCTCATCGACGTCGGTCAAATCACTGCGGCAATCCGCAAGGATCCTACTCAGCGCGAGCTGTGGACTGCTGCCCACTACTCGCATCGTCACCTTGATCGCCTCCCGATAAGGACCGCACAGGCTCTCGAATTTGTCGCCGAAATACGCCCGCGCCAGTTGGAGAGCAGATCGCAGTGCTTCCGAGTGTGTCAGCGATAAAGCCGTGCAGGCGCTAGCCATGGACATTCCCCGCAGTTACCGAAGGAAAAGCTCTCAATTCGCGTCCATCGAGCATCGCTCCGGCGGCCTTCTTACCGACACGCTTCATCGCAGTCGCATAGCCCTGGCCGGAATCGACCCTGACTCCATCCGGATCAAAGATGTGCGTTCCCAGGTACTCGCCCCATTGTTTAAAGAAGAATGCAACCCCGGCGCCCGCGCATTGATCGCGCACATCGCGAAACCACCGCGGACTGGCCGGCCGCGCGCCAGGACCAGACTCACCTCCCGCAATAATCCAATCAAGCTTTCCTGCCCCGCGTTCAGATAATCGACGATCAGGTAATGAATCCCGCCCCTTCCATGCGGCGGTGTAAAGCCCCCGAAGCGCGTCCACGCAAAGGTCCACCGCGCCGCCGATACTGACGTGGCCATACAGTCTGGCAAAATCGACCGGACCTAACGCAGGCTCGTAACTCACGAATCGTACGGCCGCCAGCGTCTGCAGTAGGAACGGAATGCGTTTATCCGCCGTAACCTGGTCTTCGACGGAGACACCAAGCCACACGTTCGGCAGCGGCCAAGTGAACCTCCCGCCATCGAAGCGCTCCCATTCCTCACGGACGTACGCCTCTATCTCGGCCAAAATGACCAGTAAACGCTCGGCACGCTTGGTCAAAATCTGATAATCGTGCTGCCCGGCTTCAGCCATTACCGAAAACACGCGCGCAATCTGGCGAACCGACAGAGATTCATGAAACAGATCGCTCATCGAATTGACGAAGACCCGCCGAGGCTTCTTCCATCGCAGCGGCTCCTCCAGCTTCGATTCGATCAGATCGACTTTCCCCGTCCAAGCCGGGTGACCATTGACCGTCTCGACATAGCCCACAAAGTTTCCCGCCTCAACCGATCCGGGAATTGCAAATCGTGCTGCTGTACGCTCCGCATAGCAATTCCGGCAGCCCTCGCTCACCCTGGAGCATCCGCGCACTGGATTCCACGTCGCGTCCGTCCACTCGATTTTGCTGTTCTGGCCCATTAGGTATTGCGCTTTTCGAATTCCTGCACGAACTCCTCTGCCTGATCAAAGCTGCCATTGGGCGCTCCCAAGGTGCGCAACTGGAACACTAGCGCCACAATTCCGACGATGAACGGTCGCGCCTGGCTGAATACCTGCTTATCGTCTTCGCTCATCATCTTTCCGCCTCCACTAGCTCGCGAGCCTTCTTCGCATCCGCTTCCACGCCCAGCTCGATCGTTTCAATCCCGGAGAACACGACAGCCCGATGCTCTTTCCATCTCACGTGCTTCACCTGTCCGATTAGTTCGTCCCCCACCAGCAGCGAATCCACCAGCGGCCCTACAAACCACCGCACCAGCCCGACGTCAGTCACGATCCCCGGCCTGCGCCCTCTTCCAGTCCCAATCCGCGGCAACTCGCTTAGGAACGTCCGGAACAGGTTCCTTCTTGTTCTGACACGTACAATCCGTCGAGCCCGTCAAAATATCAATGTCGAATGCGTCCTCGCCTAGTAGCCTAGCTAGCCTTCGACCTTCCGCTTCAGAATCGACACGCCGCGAACAACTCAGCGGTGGAAGATCCACGCGCTTCTTCATCCATGTCAGCCGTACCTCGATCACTTGCCCCGTGTTGCCGCATCGCAAACACCGCGGTGCCGGCATGATTCAAAACCACCACATGTTCGCCAAAACCTTGGCAAGCCAAAGCAGCATCGCGACCGACAGAAGATAGACTCCCAGCGAGACGGCCGGCCCCATCGCCCGCCTGCCGCGCCTCGGCCGCCGAGCCATTACCGCCCTTGGAAACCCACCGCTAATTTGGAACACCATCCGTCCTCCTTTCGCAATTGCGTCTCTTTCAGCAGCGCATCCAGGTAGGTTCCTCCGTTCCACGCGCGCGCGATCTGTTCCACCGTCATGCATCGCTCCAGCTTTGCTTTCAAGTCGTTTTTCTCGGCCAATCGGCCATCCGCGAGAGTCCGGAATCGTGCGTAACCGTTGGCGAGCCGCTGAGCGTTCCTCTGGCCCGCAAAGGCCAGGCAGCCGGGATTATTCCAGCTGACGCAGTTTTCATGCCGCGCAATCGATCGCTCGAGTCTGGCCAGAATCGCGGGCCGGATGTCGATCGCCACAGGCATGATCGCGGGCCGCGCCGGCGACAATAGCGGCGACGTCGGAATCAGCAGCGCGATCGCTAACCGGATCACCACGCGGATCATCAGCGGCCCTTCGCTTTCTTCGGGCCCGTCTTCGCTGGCGACGCTTTCTTTTCCTTAGCCACCGCTTCGCCCTTACGCGATTTACGCAACGACGCCTCAAACCGGCCAATCAACGGCCCCGACACCTTCTTTTTTAGCGCCGCCTGGTCGATCCCCAGCAACTTGACGGCGTCCTTGTCGATGTTGGTCCAACGCAAGCTGACAGCTGCCGCTAGAAACGCCAGGTAATCTCCAAGACGCCGGCGAGCCTTCAGGCCCGCTAACAAAGGCCCCGCAAAATCGGTGGAGTGCTTGCTCTTGATTCCCTCGACCCCCAGCGCCGCGGACAGCTCACGCTGATCGTCGTGACCCATCCTTTCGATAAGCGATTTGCCGATGTAACGAATGAGCCGGTGCGGGTTCGCACCGTTAGTCTCCGTGATCTCCCGCAGCACCGCCCGCCTCGTCTCCATTTCGATCCGCGCATCGAGCAGTTGGCGCTTTCGTTTGAGCTGCTCGGAGGCAGACGCTTTCGGCACTACTCCGCCGCCCTGGTGCTGGCCGAGCTGCCGCCAGTGCTTCTTGCATGTCTTCGTCCGGCAGATCTCCAGCTTCTCCCCCACGCGGCCACGCCCCATCACCACCACGGCCGCCTCAACATGCTCGCAGCGATCCTTTTTGCTTACCTCGCGAAAGGCGTCTCGCCCGATCGAGCCCTTTTCGATCTCGTAATCGGTGCTCACCCGCACCACCGGCTTGCCTTCCTGTTTGCCGGTCTCGACCACACGCGCAATCAGCGCCGCGCGCTTGGCCTGATAACAGCTCGAATCTGTGCAGAAATCGCCCTTCTTAATGTCGTCGAACAGCGTAGGGTTGGATCCGGTCCGCTTGGGACACGCGCTGCACGCTCCAGCCACCGGCAGCAGCTCGGCGTCGTCTTTCTTCCAGGGCGCCGCACTCAGATCCAGCAGAATCTCTTCGCGAACGGTTCGCTCGAGCTGTCCAACTGTGATGTCCGCGGGAACGTCAAAGTTTGGGACTCTCCCACCCTTTCCCCAACGGGTCTCGAAACACTCGCCGAACGCCTTCATCTGATCGACGCTCGATCCCAACCTGGCGATCGCCAGCGCATGCCCGATACTGATCCGGCCAGCCAGGAACGCATCTTTCACTTCTCGCGGGATCCGCACCAGCGTAAGCCGCTTGTAGACATAGCTCCGGTCTTTACCGACCCGCTCCGCGATCCATTCTGGCGTGTATTCTTTGTCGATTTTCATCAGCCGCGCATACCCTTCGGCTTCTTCCACCGGATGCACGTCCTCGCGCTGCAGATTCTCGATTAGTTGGATCTCCAGCACCTGCTCTTCCGTAAGGGTCGCCACCCGCGCTGGAATCGCCGTTAGCCCGGCCAACTTCGCCGCGCGCAAGCGGCGCGACCCCGCAATGACGCGGTAATCGTCCTTGGCCATCTCCTGGACTACTAACGGCTCGACCACGCCCAGCGGATTAGCCTTGATCGATTCACTCAGCTCATGCAGTTTCTTCGGATCGTAAGTCTTGCGCGGATTCGTCTCCGATTCGCGAATCATCGCGATCGGCAGCGCGGCTTCGTAACGAGACACTTCTGGCATAGCGTTCATAAAATGGATCCACTCTGTAAAAAAAATAAACGGCGCTATTCGCGCACTCGCTCGCGGACCGCCCGGTCGCGATTCCCGCGCGACTCCCGAGGATCGGGACGCGATTCCTGAACATTCAGCTTGCGGCCCATGAACTCTTTCTGGTCCAGCTCGCGGACGGCGCGCATTCCATCCGACGCCGAATCGATCTCGACGAAGGCGAATCCGCGTGATCTTCCGGAATCCTTGTCCGTGATCACTTTCACCGAGTTGGGGCTGAACCCCGCCATCTCGAAAAAGGCATCGAGATCCTCATCCTTGGCGTCATAGTTCACGTTCGAAATAAACAATTTCACTGGCCCGCTCCTTTGAATTTGAAAATGCGGCGCGCGCGGCGAACACCGCCCCTAAAAAGACGAATGCCATTTTCCAAGAAATGGCCCGCACGCGCCGCGAACGCCGGCCAGCTCAGGTTGGGAAGGAAACCGGCGGATAATTCTTCGTCGCGCCACGCCAGCAGCACCAGCCACATCAGCACCAGCGTAATCGCCATGAAGGCTACGCGCGCAATCACCGCGAGGATGAACATGACGTCCTCCAGCGCCGCGGCGTCGAGTAGCCAGGTCATGCCGCGGCCTGGCCCTCAATGAGACGGTCGAGGAGAGCAAATCCAGAATCGATCGAAGCTGCCTTGAGCGGCGCAATTCGTTCCCTGATCGTAGCTTTCAGTTCCTCTACCGTTGCTCCTTTGTTTTTCGCAGACGCGTTCGACGCGGCGACCGCGGCGAACGCGTCGACCGCGGCGAACGCGGCGAACGCGGCGAACGCGGCGACCGCGGCGAACGCGTCGACCGCGGCGAACGCGTCGACCGCGGCGAACGCGGCGAACGCGTCGAACGCGGCGAACGCGTCGACCGCGGCGAACGCGGCGAACGCGTCGAACGCGGCAGGAGGCAGCTTGGCACAATAAGCGGACCTGGCTGCGAGCGTAGCCTTCTTCGCATTAGCGAAGAGCGGCCGCGCCGAAGCCAGGTCCTTTGTGGTTTTTATTGGCGCTATCTCGCGCAGAATGCGAGCGTGCTCCTTTAGCTCTTGCACTTGATCGAGCCAGAAGGGCGTTCCCTCGCGGACTAGCCAATCCGCAGCCAAGTAACAACGGGCCTTACTTTTGCCGTCATTCGCGGTATTCAGCAACCGCGCCAGATAGGGCTTGAGACGTTGCCGATTCTCATCGTCCAGCCGGTCATTAAACGGGCTGACAAATCTCCGCAGAACCGGACACACACAAACAGGATTGGCCGTGTGCTTTTCGCCCGCTAGCCATGCCGCCGCCTCGAGCGCGCATATGCCCTCGTCGCGGCTTCGATGCGTACCGCGAAGCAGAATGATCTTCTCGATATCTGGAATAGCCACAGCCGATGTCATAGGTTTCTTCGCCCTCCTGCCTATGCTGCCTGCGCCACCACATTGAAACGCATGACGAATTGGTTGTCGCCCGAGGTCAGTTCCGCCGGCACGCTCGTCGCGCCGTCGTCGATGCTCTTGCATGCCGATAACAGCTCATCGAACTGACCGCGCCATGCCGTCAGTTGCTGAGAGTCCCCGTGCTGCTCATTCTCTGTCCCGTCCTGCGGACCGAGCTTTGTGAAGAAATGCCGCATCCCAGCAGCATCCAGAATGTCGATCTGTTTGTTATCGTCCGAGCCAATGAAATCCGCCGCGGCTTTTTTCTGCGCAGCCAGGTTCTCATCGTCGGTTCCATCCTGCGGAGCCGCCGCGATCGCGGCATCGTAGCCCCTCAGCACGGAAAGCAAATCATTGAAATTCGACCGCGTTACGGTCATCGAATCTTCAGTCACATCGTCTCCTTGAAAATTAAGAACAAAAATCTCAGAACGGTTTTAGAACGGAACGTCCTCGTCGCTGATCCCGCCCTTCGGCACCTTTGCGCTTGCCCTTTGCGCATCGGAACCTTCGCTGCCAGCCGGTGAATTCTGCCCAGGCTGACCGCCCAGCAGCAGTACCTCGTCCGCGATCACTTCCGTCACCCACGCCTTCGCGTCGTCCTTTTCGTAGCTCCGGGTCTGCAGCCGGCCCTCGACGTACACCTGCTTGCCCTTGGTCAGATACGGCCCAAGCTTTTCGCTACGCCACAGCACCACATTGGTCCACTCTGTCGCTTCTTTCCATTCCCCGCTCGCCTGATCTTTCCAGCGCCGGTTCGTTGCCACCGAAAACTTAGTGACCGCAACCTGCGAGGCCGTGAACGCCGTTTCCGCATCGCGCCCTAGGTGGCCGATCAGGATCACTTTGTTGACGCTGCGAGCCACCGTTTATGCCGCCTTCCCGATCGTGTCTAGCCAATCGATCACGCAGTACGCTTCCTCGCGCGTCAGCTCGGCCAGTTCGGTCCGCTCGAAGTTGGCCAAAATGTAGTCCTTGACCGTGACCTCTGACGTCCGGCTGCTCGCCTGCAAGATCGCAATGCAGCGCAACTGGTCTGCCGTGGCCAGTGCCAGCTTGGTCACGCCGCCGCCCTCAACGCCAGACAGCAAGCCGTTCCAACTCCGGCCATGAAAATCGCCACCGCTGCGCACACTACCATCAGCGTCCGATTCCGCGGATCGCTCAACATTTGTTTTCTCCCTTATCGCGGTTCAGTGCCGTGAGCGCCTTGATGATGCGGTCCGCTTCCTCGCCGGTCAAATCCGTGATCTTTTCAATCGGACGCCGCACCGTCTCGCGAGCCATGCGCAGGATCTCTTCGCCAGGCACGTCCAGACTGACCGCCAGCTGCTCGATCGCTTTGAATTGCTCGACGGTCACGCGGCCTTCCTCTCCAGGCGATCCACTAGAAGACCGACAACCTCGCGAACGGTCACGCCATGATTACGCGCAATCCGGCGCACGTCGCGCGTCCTGATCACCTGCCGGATGACCAGCTCGGCGCGGCATTCCAAAAGCCTGCCGGCCGGGCGACTGCCGCTGGCAAGTGGCGCAGATGGAGGAGGTTGCGGCTCCGGTGCATTGCTCTTAGCCGGGAAATCCAGCACCCTGTTTGAGATGATAGGCTTGCGATCAACTAAATCCTTACGCGGCATTCGATCTCTCCGAATCCGTCGGTGTGGATGGCTTAGGTCCAAGGAACGCCCCGAGAGCCTCCTCAACCACGGAGCCCATGTCCTTTCCGAGCCGGGCCGCTTCCGCCTTCAGGTGACGCCGCAGGGAGTCGCGTACTGTCACCGCCAGCATCACCTGTTTCTCTTGTACCTGTGGTATCTTTCGCATTGGTTCAATCGGTACCGAAAAGGATTATTGCGTAGCTACATCACTATGTCAATACGTTGGGATGTAATAACGCCGCTAAGTATCTGATGCCACGGCAGAAAAAAATATTCGGAGAGGTCGTTCGCACCACCGCCCTAATCCCCAAAGACTTGTACGGATACTTTTTCGAGGGCAGAAAAGAACATGTAGCCTCCACAATCAACGAAGCATTGGCCACTCTGAGAGCTGCCCGACAAGCCAAATCAGGACACAAACCGACTCCCCAGCCGATCTCGACCAACGAGCCGGACCGCTGGCATCGGATGCTGTCGGCCATCCTGGCGTCCGGTGACACGGAGGTCATTCAGGCAATTCAGCAGAATCTCAAGGCTTTTTCACGCGTCTCGCAACTTTTCTCCCCGAAACCGACAAGGAAGGAACGAGCCGTGGAGCGGGGGGGCTAACCAAGTGATTGAAGCAATCCACACAGAGCACGCGGGGCCGCCCAGCAGACAGCAGCACATAGAGGTTCATCAGCACCAATTGGCGTCCTCCGATCTTTCTTTCCAGGACTGGAATCTCCGACGCACACTCGGAACAAGGACCTATCAGGGCCAGCACCCGCTGATGATGCACCAACTTTCACAGCCGATCAATGGGCGATTTCACCTATTTGCCACGAGGTTTTCATGAAATGCATCGAATTCCTAGTTTTGGCGTGCGTCTTCGCTAGCTTTGCCAACGCCCAAGACAGGCCACGGGTCTTTGTCGGTGAATCGGAAACATTTTTCGCCAGCTCTTTCGGAAGCGCTCTAGCCACGGGCAATAGCGCCAGCGCTGCGCACACCTCAGCAGCTGGAATTGAAAAGATGACCGTGCTCACAATGAAGGCGCTTAACGACAAATGCCCTGCAGTAACCGTGGTGAACCAACCGGATAAAGCCGATTATTTTCTAAGACTGGACCGCAACGGGTTCCTTATACGCTCAAGTGCAATCGCCGTCTTCAATCGAAGCGGCGAGATGGTTTTCGTCGCAGCAGGCGTCAACCTCGGTAAGGAAATTAAGCGGTTCTGTAGCGGCATTCCTTACCAAACCAAACCGGCAGCTTCCGTTAAGCCCTGAATATGCACTTGCGTTTCAGCACGCGGATTTGATAAAGTTCAGGCCGTCAGACCGAGGAATGACGACATGAATTCAGTACGCATTTGGCTTTTGCGGTTGGCGGCTATAGCAGCGATCCTCTTCGGAGTCGCATCTCTCTACGATTCCTATCAGGATTTTTCATGGGGACGCCTCGCGATCGCCGAAACCGGAGGCCTCTCTTCCATTTCCACCACGATCGTGGGCGAGATCGCAACCCAATCCGAAATCAAGAACCGAGACGGCCGAGCCGCCCAAAACGCCGGCCTGCTTCTAATCGGCGTCGGCCTGCTTCTTGAGGCGATAGCTGCAGCCTTAAAAAAGCTAACAATCAACCAGAGCCCGGAAGCCGTCGGCCTCGCAGCCGAATGGCGCGCCGCAGGAACGCCTTAATGGAAAATTGGAAATCCGTAGGACGGAGCCGCAGCAGCTGCGCTTTGAACGGCCCCAATATCCAGGCCGCCCGTTGTAGTCCCTGCCGGAAAAGCTCCAGGCCAACAGGCTCCTCGAGCTGCCGCGCCACCACCGGCTGTATTGTTCAGCGAGTAATCGCCGCCGCCGCTGTTAGTGAATGGTCCCGCGCTTAAGGTGACATCGCCATTACCCGCCGCTAAATTATTGATGTTTCCGCTGCCATTTGACCCATACGCGTTCGTCCTGTTGAGCATGATCGCACCCGGACTAGAAGGAGCATTCACGCCCCATCCTGTATTTCCATAAACGAGGTTGCAATCCATCGATAAGGACGCTGCACCCAAGAGGGAAGTCGCAATCGTCACTCCGTCGCTTGAATTGTTGGCGATCGTGTTGTTGTGGAGATCTAACTGGGGGCCCGCCGTGGCTGCAGCCAACCCATGCGTTGCGTTTATGCCGTGCACATTGGAAACGATGACATTTCCGATGAATTGTGCGTACCATCCGCCCACGGCAGAGTGCGCCCCAAAGGTAAATCCATCGCCGCCGCAGCCGTGAATATAGTTATTTTTGAAAATGCCGCCTTCCGTATTGATAATACAGTGGCTCACGGAACCAGTCAGCTCGGAGCTGCGAATAGCTAAGTACTGCATCGGAAAATCAACCTGATCTTCCCCGTTGACCAGCACGTTACATCCAGAAAGTTTGGAATTCGCAATTGTGAGCCCTACCCAAGTATTCGTGGCGTGAAAGCAGTCTCCCTTGGTCGCTGCCGTGCTGTTGACGGTAATATTGCAGAACATGGTGTAATTGGACGCGTTCGGCCCATTGTTGAAAATGTTCACCGAGTTCGTGGAACTCGTGATCAACGGCCTGGTATCGCTCTGCGCTTCGCAGTTCGATATCGTGTGATGGCTTGTCTGGTAGCCGATGAGCGCGTAATTTTGCAGCGTAGTATTGCCAAGGCTACTCGTTATGGTATACGTGCCAGCCTTGAGATGCCCTATGTTGCCATTCACTGCGCTCGAATAAAACTTTGATATTGTCAACAGCGGTCCGCCGATCACGCCCACGCAGACATTGCCGCTCGACCCCATCGCGCGATCAAAGGTGCCGGTCCCGGACGCCTGACTGTTTAACTCATAAAGACCAGTTGAGCAGCCGGATCCGCTCGCAATCAAAATGCAGTTGCCTGGACCGTGAGTAGTGCTCGTGAACGCCGGCGACCCGGTTCCCGTCGTGCCGGTTCCCGTCAGCGTAATGGTAATCGCCGTTCCCGCCCCCTGACTCTCATCGGTGCCCGGGTTTGCCACAGATGGATCAAAACATCCGGCATTCGTGTCCGCCCCACCGGTTTGAATATCGAAGTTGGCCGTCGACGCGATCGCCAGCGGAAATCCCAACCTAAACGAGCTGGCCTCAACAACCTGACAGAGCAGGATGAGCCAGATCCCGAGAAGCGCTTTGAAGTGGTTTTTCATGGGTTCCTCAATTCGTATTCACCTGCAGATATACATTTGTCCAAGTCGCGGTCGAAGGGCTGGTCATCTGAAAACAAAATTCCGAACCAGCGGTGACGGTCGTCACCCAACTAGTAAGATTTGCGAACGTTGCATTTGTCGCGGACGAAATCGATGGCGCCGTCCCTCCGCCAGTCACATCCGCGTATCCTGCAAAACCAGCCGTACCTGTGTAGGACGCGAACGCCACACTATGCACGGCGAAGGTCGCCGAACCCGAAACGTCAGTGTCCACGTACCATCCGGCGATCGTGCCGGCGAAGCGCACCAGCGTGCAGTAGGTCTTCGTGCCAGATAGTGCCGCACCGCCACCATCGAAGTGCATCCCAATCTCGCGGATGTTTCCGTTCGCCGTGCCGGTCGGAGTACAGGACCCTCCCAGAGGGCAGCTCACACCGTTGATCGTGATTGACGTGTTGAACAAGCCGCTGGCAAAGTAATTTGTCCCATCTGACACAACATAAGCCCACGTGGGCGCCGTAGTAGACCCAGCCGCAAGGGTGAGACTTGTTGTGCCGCCGTTGATATTTTGTCCGTTGCGAGCAATCGTGACCACGCCCGATCCATAGTTGATGACAGTAATGCATTGGCCGCCTGCAGGCTGTGGACCACCAGAGGCGACCAGCGTGATGGTGAATGTGCCGGATGCTACGGGAATAGTCTTGCAGCTAGAGAAATCCGCGGCTACAGCCTGGTACGTCGACGTCTGCGCGTTCGCGTTGAACAGCACTACCGCGCCGGTGCTGGTATTGACCGACGTGACCTTGCTCGTCAGCGCGACAGCGCCGGTCTGGGCAGCACCGCCATCGATCGCTACGCTCGCGACGCCGATGACGCTGGCTTCATAATTCGTGCCGTCTGAAACTATATAAGCCTCCGTAGGGGCCGTCGCCGAACCGGCCTGCAGAGAAAGACTCGTTGTGCCGCCGTTAATATTCTGTCCGGACCGCGTGATGGTCACGGTACCCGATCCGTAATTGATGACCGTGATGCACTGCCCCGCCGGTGGCTGCGATCCGGAAGCGACGAGTGTGATCGTGAAAGTTCCAGAAGCGATCGGAATAGTTTTGCAGCTAGCAAAGTCTGCGGCGAGAACCTGATAGGTCCCCGTCTGTGGATTGGTCGCAAACAGCGCCACCGCGCCCGTATTCGTGTTCACGCTCGATACGGCTCCGGCAGCTGTGATCCAATCGGCCGCCACCGTGCATCCGCTCGGGTTGTTGCACGCGTAAATGGCGCCGCCCGCAGTCTGGCACTGCTGGCGATATGCCCCTGTCGTGTTCCCCGGCGTTCCCGCGCAAGCGATCACCGAAGTACCCCCGCTCGATGACGGAGTCAGCGCCTGCCCAGCAGCCATCACCGCAAAAAACGCCGCAATCAATACTACACTCACACGCTTCATCATTCTCAGCCTCCCCTTCTGCCCTGAGAACAGTCTCCGCCGGAGACTGCTCGCGATCTACTTCGCACCGCCCTGAGGGTCGCGCACCGGCGCGACATGCTTCTCTTCCATCACCGTGACCACCTTTTCCACCTTCATGTCCGGAGAAGAATCCGGCGTCTTGATGATCTCGGTTTCCTTACTCACAGACAGTTTTGTTTCATTGCTCTCTCCGAACTCGCGCTGGATCTCTTCTGGCGTAGCCGCCCGAACCTTGGCCCGCGCCAGCGCGCTGACGATGACCGCCGGAATCGGCAAACCAGCCGTGGCGCAGTTCTCGATGATCGACATTGCCTCATAGACGATAAACGCCAGCGCTGCAATCGATTCGAACTCGAACGGCAGACTCAGAGGTTGCTCTACAATGTGCAATAACCCAAGCAGGGGAAACACCGCTAGTTTTTTAAACAGGCCGCGTACCATAACGCTGCTGTTCACCGACTTGACCACAACGGCCGCGATGATCCCGCTGACCACATCCAACCCCATGAGCATCAGCAGAATCTGGATGGTGTGCGGGATTCTAATCCAAACACCGGTCACGGCTATACTCGCGATCATTATCCATTTAGCAGCGCTGGATGAATTCATTCGTCGAGCGTCCCCTCTCTGATGTTGGTCAATACTTCGGGCAGCTTCCGGCGCGTTTAGGCGAGAGGAAGCCGCCCGATTGTTTCAATTGCGGCCAAAATACTTTCAGGACCTCGCTGGAGGCTTGAGCCCCAAACCGGCCAGCATGCCGTACACCGCGTGCAGCATGGTGCGATCGTCGCTATTGAATCCATCGCCGGTCGCGGGCTGCGCCGGATTCACCATGTCCGTCCTCTGGATCGCCAGCGCCAGGCTGATAGTCGCGACCTTCTCGTTCGGCAGCAGCTCACGAACCGGCGGCGCGATCTCCGCCCCAGGCTGTGGAGCGCCCGTGTCGATCCCATCCGGCGGATCCGCCGCAAACACCAGCATCGGAACGGAACCGCTCAGATCCCAGCTGAATGGATGGCCGATGCCCTTCGCATACTTGGCCTCCAGCAGTTCGCCCACTTCCTGCGCCTGGCCTTTGAACAGGACGCACCAACGGCGCCGCAGCTCGTAAGGCGGATAGGTAGTCCCGAAGACCGGGTTCCCAAATTCCGAATCGAACACAGCCGAGGCATCTAGCCCAAGCTCTTTGGCTATCTCAAAAGCCTGGTCCTGCGTGCTGAGGGCATTTTCGTTGAGCGGTTCGCGCGCGGTTCCGATCGTGGCGTCCGTCTTCGCGATCACGTAGACGGGATAGGGAACTAGCCCGGGCAGATTGACCGAAGCCGCCAGCTTCGCGCTGATGGTCTTCTTGGTGATCGCGCCGCTCTGTGCATCGATCACGCCGTAGGTGTATGTCGCACCCGGCACGGTCGGATCCACCGTCGAATCGAACCACCGCTTCTCCGGCTGCGTCGCATCCCAGTTGGGAGCGTCCACACCAAACGCCGCCTTATACGAATCGCGATCGAACAATTTAATGCGCAGCAGCGCGCTGAATGGATAAATGAGCTGATTCGGCTGGGCCGGATCAACAGGAATACTCACAGGGGTCATAGTCTTTCTCCTTTTGAATTCTTGGCGCACACCGGACAGGTCCAATCTCCGCGCGAACCTCGCTCGGCGTGCAGGCTGCAAATGTTGTGGGGCGGATTCGCCGTGCAATCCGCCGGAAAGTTCGCTTCGTTCCCGGAATCCGGAATTTCTTCGACACGCCCGTCGACGTCGCAGGTGATCGTCATGGAAGAACCGCTTTCACCGATTTGAATCCGATGATCAGTTCTCCAAAGAAACCGTGTTCTTCACATGAATTCGGAGCTAGCTTCATGGTTATCGCCGGATCCAACAATGTCTTCATAACCGCGGCCGCGGTCTGCTGCCGTTGAGCCTGCGCGGCATTGAGTGGAACCTGGACCGCCTGTAGCACGCCAGTTGTGGCTGCGCTGCCGGCAGCGATCTCGGCCGGGACTTTAACCTTTGCGGCCGTCGTGAGCGCTGCGTTAGCGCCAGCCGCCACGCTCAGCGCGATGAGTCCGACTTTTATACCGGAGACTGCCAGAGACGTTCTGCTCCGCGATTCGGCGCGGGCTGCGGTCGGCTGGGAGTTGGCGAAATCTACGACGTTGATCTTCGCGACGTCGCCGGCTAATTGCTTGACGACTCCCTGCGATCGCTCGATCGGAGCCGACGTATAATTGCAGGTTTCCGAGCTGTATTCGGCAATCTTCACCAGCCGGCCGCCAAAAACCGCAAGGAATGACTGTAGCGGCTGAAGAGAAAACTGGACCGTTACCGTCGGCTTCTCCGTCACGATCGCTTGACCGCGCGCTCCATCGCGGCGGCGCCAGGCGAACAACAGCACAAAGATCAGAAATGCAATCCGACGGTTCACTTCGCCGTGTCCCCGAACCGCTTCTTCCACTCCTTCAGCCAGTCGCCCGTCAGAATCTTCTGATCTTCCTCGAGCGTGATCTTGCCCGCACACAGATCCCGATGCAGCGCCGTTTCCACCGCGTCTTTCTGACGCGCCCCAGGCTTCGGCTCGTAGTACTCCGGCCACAGATTCTCGATCTCATTCGAGCCGCCGTTTTCCAGGCTGATCAGGTGATCGATCTCCACCTGGTGCAGTTCGGTCTGCGGAAGCCCGTACCGCCGCATGACTTCTTTCTTCATGCTCTCGGGAACGTTCCGCACTGTCGCTGTATAGCCCACTACGCACACAGTCTTGTGAATCGTCGCTTGCGTGACGTGCGGATCTTTCGCTCCAGGCGTCAATTTCTTATCTGGATAGAGCGATCGTTTTTCGTCGCCCGAAGAAGCGATCGCAGCCAGGCAAAAACCGAACACTATCAGTTTCGTTTTCATTTGCTTCCTCCTTGAAGCGCAGCTACTAGCCCCTTCGCTGTTGCCTGACTCGCTAGAGCCTCCGCGAATAACCCGAGCGCCGCGAGATTCTTCGCCGACGCATCGTCCATTTCGGGATTAACATCGTCGGGCAGCTCGCCCGTGATCCGCAGATAATTCGATTGCCCGAGGCAGACGCTCGCCATGTAGTCGACATCCGCCGCCGGCGCATTAAACAGCGTTCCCACAATCGGCTTCGCCCACTGCATCAGCCCGCCGTTCGCCGGATATTTATCGTGGCCGCCCTTAAAGCCGGTGCCGATGCTGAGCATGAATAGTTCTTCGCGCGGCCAGAGACAGCGAGCTTCCGCGTAAGCATTCATCGCCGGATCGTTCGCAAATAATCCGCCGTCGACGTAACGCCCTTGCGCAGCCGGAAAGTAAGTGGGAGCGGCCGACGTCGCCCTCGCAACTTCCCTTACCAGCCACGAGTTCGGCTTCGTCCATGATTTGAGATGAAAGGGAGCGGCCGCCTGGATGTCATAGGTCGGAATCAGCAGGTTCGTTTTCGACCATCCGAACGGGATCGCCCCGAAGACATCGCCGAGCACCCGTTCAATACCATGCGCCGAATACTTCGCCATGAACGCGAAAGGCCTGTACCACGGCCGGCTGAAGATCTCGGCGCCGCGAGTCTTGTACATCTCCCACAGCCGCCATGCCTCGATACCGGATCCAAGCCCGCATGCGATGATGCCGCCCGTGGACGTGCCTGCGATCAGGTCGAACATCTCCATGCAGCGCCGGCCCGTCGACTGCTCTAGCCGCGCCAGAATCACCGCGGGGATCACTCCACGAATGCCGCCGCCATCGATGGAAAGAATCCGTTTCATCCCGCCTCCGTGATATTCGCCAGAAACTCCGCTGGCTGATTTTGGTCGTAGAACGCCAGAATCCGCGCGATGTCTTCGTCATGCGATCGCAGGCATCCATCCGTCGGCCGCAAGCCGCCCCAATACCCGAATGCCGAATTCAGACCGCCGCCATGCCACTCGATTCCACGGCGGCACGCGGGCGGATCTTCCGCTACCACACAGGGCCCCGACTTAGGCACCAGCAGCAGCCGGCGGTTCGGGCCATAGCTGTGCTGATTAGGACTGGCAGGAATCACCACGCACACATACACGCCAAGCGGCGTGTCTCCAAACGGCTTCATCGGATCGCGCTCGGCGTTCTTATGCTCGAGAGCCATCGCGTTGTCCGCTTTTCCAAGCACCGGGCAGTCCCCCAGCAATTGCTGGCCTGAACCATCGATAAGAGAGAACCGCCCTAATTTCGTGCGGTCCGCGGGCAGAAGTACATTAAGCGTGAGATTCATGGGAGAAATTGGAAATTCGAGCAGAACTTACTAACTTTCAGTTATTGCCGGGCTGGTTGTGCCTCTTGATGTACTGTGGAACGAAACGAGTCTTCAGCGGCGGAACACCGTAAAAGATCATGGCACAAGAAGGCGCGATGGGTTCCCCCAAAGACGCAAACGCAGCTGTTTCAAAAGACAAATCGACAGGCAGCAATTTCTTGACAAACGCGTAAGGTCCACCGACTGGGCATTCCCAAACAGCATTTGCTCCATCATGCCAATCATCATATGGGAGCAAAATAATTCCATTCCAGAGCGAGCCATAGTTGACGCCATCGGAAGTTCCGAAAGCATTTCCGATTGGAGGTGGAAAGGTAAAAAGAGTGGAACCAATAACACCAGCACGCGTAACTTGAAAGTACGATACCTGGGATGTCTGGTTATTGGCAGCGTACATAAATGTATGGACCAGGTCATTTGCCGTGTCCATTATGAGGTTTGCAAAAAAGCTCGGACTCGGTCTGAGTACGATCTGACTACCCCAAGATGCACTACCGATAGAGTACAGTCGATAATACGATTTCAGCCCCGTCCCACCTAAATTTCCATTATAGAAAACGCCTATGTCCCCGTTTGCATAAACAACAGTCTGTCCCTTAGAGGCTGCGTTTATAAGGATCGGGAAATCCGTTACTGTTCCAAAGGGTGAACTCCACGCGAGCACACCAGAACTCATATCAAATGTGAACAGTGACCACCCAGCTGAAGGAGTCTGAACAAGGTTTGTAACTAGGCTTGTTCTTCCGTCCCAGTATGGATTGATATCGTTCGTGATCAACGGTGAGTTGCTAGAATCCAGTTCTGACCATGTTAATCCGCCGTCGGCGCTGCTAAGACATGCGAGATATACGTGCCCTCCAGAAGCCTTAACAACAAATAAAAAATAACGACCTTGGTAGAAAAAACATCCGCTAGCGTTTTCCCACAGTAACGTATGAAAGCTATAGGCAGTTCCAGGTGGAGGAGCAACTACTACCGGATTAAACGGCGGTCCGTTTTGAAAAAAGTTGATATTGTTATCAAGAACAGCAGTAATCCCTTGCGTAGCCGAGTCTGATGTGTTCACGGAACCAGCGCTGAACTGCCCAATGAAGTGCGTGAACGTGGGATCTTTGTATATCGCACCTTCTGCTTGCCAAACTCCCGAGACGGGATCTCGGAACGAGCGATATAGAGCGTTGCCGCTCATGATATTAAGCGCAAACGGAACCGTGCTCATGTCCTGACCGTCACTCCAAGATCCTGCCCAGGTGTCGTCATTCCAACCTGCGTGACGATGAAATCGATCCAGCCTCCCTCGGCGAACACTGCAAAATTGCCATGATCGATGACTGGCGGTGCACCGCCGGCAGCAAGCTGTAATTGGCCGTTGGCATCGAAAGGGTCGACCACAACCGGGAGCACATTCGGCGGCCAGTCTCGGCCAATGCCAGCGTAGGGAGCCCAGCCGCCGCTGTGGTAGGGCATATTTCGACCTTCGGGAGGATTGCCGGCTAAGTACGTGTCGAAAGCGCCATCGCCGAACTTCAATATCTCCAGGAGCCCGGCCGTACTCCTATCCGGAGTGATGTACACGACGTACACGATTACCGTTGCATCACCGCTCAGGCCAGTCGACGGCGTGGCCAGATCCGCGCTCATCGCGGTAACGCTCTCGGGCGCTCGAACCTGAATCCGCTTGTCCGCGACCGTGCCGACACGGCTCCCGCCGGCTCCAGCAGTCAGCGGCACACCCAGTGCTCCGAGATTGTATTGGGCGCCGTTCAGTAGCCGAAGCCCCGGAGCCGGTGGCGCATCCGTCGCACGCGACAAATTCAGGGTGTACAGCGGACCGATGCCATTCGATCCAATTGCCTGTGCCGTGACCGCAAGCGGCATGCGATTGGCAAATGCCCACTCATAGACGGCCGGCACGCCAGTAGCTCCGCTATTCGGAGTCGCTTCGGAGAGTGCGCGCGCGGATGTGGCCCTGAAGAATGTGCCGAAGCTCGCCTTCATCGTGCTGCCAAATTGAGCTTGGCTGGTAGGCACCCCGCCACCGGGATTGCGCTGAACGGTCAGAGCCCCATCGTCCCCAACGGCTATGATTAGATCAATTTCATAATTCGTGTCGTTCCAGACGATATAGTCGCCAACACCGAAGCCTTTTCCCAGCCTGCTGCTTCCGCCATAGCTCGGCACAAAGGTGTAGGGATCGGTGACATCGTCGATCGCTCCAATTCCCCACCACCCCGAGTCGCTCTCGTCCACCACAGGAGCCTCGAACTGCACCTGCTTGACCGCCCCGATTGTCGAAATCTCAGTGACCTGAAGATCATTGATCGTCAGCGTCGCATATCCCTCGCGCACTACTGTGAACGGAGTCCCGCTGAGCGCAGCCTGGCTGCCGAAGACAAAGACCATCCGGAACGGCCCATCGCCATCCTCGGACTCCTCACCCGTGACGTCGATCAAAAATGCCGCCAGAAAAATGGACTGCTGCGCGAAATCGCTAATCGGCAGCAGCACTGTCATATCCTGGAATGGACTCGCCGTATCGATCTTGGTCGAATCGATCACATAAGGCCAGCCGGCTTCTACAATGATCCACACCGAATCCGGCCCGATCGTGATCGGCGAATCCAGGATGTGCGTCGTTCCTGTGTTGGCGATGATGTTCGCCTTAGCCCCCCGCGAGGTTCCTTTGATCACTCGCAGCACCATGCCGCGCTCCAGATCCGGCGTTAGCCCGCTGTGCGGCGTTGGCGTTCGCGTATTGAAATCGTAATTGAGCGCATTGCTCCAGCCGGAATCGGTGATCCGGTAGGGATCCGCCGAGTTGTTATAGCCGAGAGTCGAAACCACGAAGACGTCCCCCGGCAGCACGATTCCATCCGCAACACGATCCAGCCCGAACGTTCCCGTGCTCGGGTCATACGAAAGGATGTTCGCGGCCCAGAACGGAATACTCGATAGCGGCAAATTAGCGTTGTCCCGGCCAATAATGATGAGCTGCCGCCCAACCCAGTTATCCTCGCCGGTCGGATCCCCAGCCTCCTTCGAGACCACGGAGCTACCGACCACGCTGTCGACCGCAGCACCGATGACACCTAGGTGGTAGCCGATGGTCGCCTTCAGCCGGATCGTCCGCAGATTCGGATTCGGTGCCGCATACGTCGACCGCAGCAGCGCCCCATCCGGAGGCGAGGACGGCGGCGACGCAACGAAGCCCAGCAGCGTGATCGTTCCCGGGTTGTATCCTCCAACCGGAGATGTAGGCGTCAGTGCTCCGGTCTGCTGGGCCCCCATCACATCCACTAGAAAATAAGCGTAGATTGTGAAATTGACCAAGCCGGGGAAGTTCGGCCAGGTTACATCCAGCTGCACCGAATTGATCGCGGCCGGCGGAGAAGACTGCGGAATCTCCACCGGAAATACTGCCGATGGCAACGTGTAATTTCCGTTCCCGTCGTCCGCCGTGACGCTGACATACAGGATGATCCCGCCCTGGATCGCACCGCCGGTTGGAACGACTCTCGCCGCCGTGATGATCGGCGCCGGACATCCATCGATGACCTCATTGACCGGCTCGACTCCCGTAACATTCAGCCGCGGAAGCGCCCCGCCATCCGCCAGCGTGACCTGCGCACCGATCAGGTTCGAATACCCGAGCGCCACGTCAAAGGTGTGCTCCAGCGGATACATCGCGTCGTCCGCTGCCGCCTGAACCTCGTATGGCTGCCACTGCGGTGGAATCGGGAGCGGGGTATAGTTCAGGCTCACCCAGATCGACGGCACGCCAGCGCGATTCACCGAACGCAGCTCGAGCACGTATTGCGTACCAGGGAGAAGCACCGGCAGCGGCATCTGCGTGACGCTGTCATCCACCGTCCCTAGTGAGATCCAGATCCCCGGCGGGCTCGCGATCAGTTGATAGCGGCCCTGGATCGTCGTGACATAGGGATCCAGCGGCGCCGTCCAGGCTAGCGCCGTCCCGCCGCTGTCGTCGAAAATGACGTGCAAATTCGTCGGAGGGTCCGGCGTGAAGACCGTGTTCGGCAGCCCAGGATACTGGAATCCCTGCGGACTCAGCTCCTCAATGATCTCCCAGTCATAGACCGACGGATCCGTTTCCTGAACATCGATCTCGACCCCCAGCAGCACGATCTGTGCGCCGGCATCGTTCTGCTTTTCCAGTTTGAACCGTGATGCCAGCACCTCGAGCAGTTTGTCGTCCCAGCCGAAATAGGCCAGCGAAACCGCGAGGATGTCCAGCGGCGCAATCTGGTAGCCCACCATATTGAGCAGGAACGTGCCCGTGCCCTGCTGCCGGCGCCTCAGCAGCTCGATCTTGGCAAGCCTTTGCGCGGCCGCACAAGAAATTGTGAATGGAAGCTGAATATCCAGCCACCGGCGATCGCCACCGTCGTTCGCCAGGTTCTGGTCGTAGTCGTACTGCGGCGGACCATCATTATAGCCGTGCTCGGAGTCCTGCGCATACCGCGGAAAGTCGCTCGATTGCCAGTTGTTCGCCGGAGAAATATAGGTGCCCTTGACTCCATTGAAAAGCTCAGCGATCGTAACCGACGATCTCCACCGGATCGGCCCCGCCGCATTACTCGGGATCCAGTTGGCCGCCAGCGTAAGCGAAACTCCCGGCCAGATCGCCGGATAAATCACGATCGGAAAAATGTCCGGAACAATTCTTCCGCCGCACGACGTCAAGAGATTCTGTAGGATCTCGCCGCGCTTCATGGTCAGGTTGAAATGACCGCAGCAGGTATATCGCGGCTCGGTCGTCAGCGGCGAAGTCAGCGGCGAGGCCAGACCAACTGGCTCATCACAGACATTGGCCGCGGCGATCAGCCCGGGAATCGAGACATCCGTTCCCAGAACATACTTGAATCCCCACGTCTGCTGCGTCAGGTAATCCGCAATGCACAGCGCGGCATTTTCGGTGTATCCGACGGTCGGCGGCGAGGTCCTCGGATCGACGATGTCGTTCTTGCCGCGGAGCAGAAAACTGATCTGCGGGATCCCGCCCGGGAAAATCTGCGAATCATACTCTAGCCGGATATGCACCGCCGTGAACCCCACCAGCGAGCAGAAGTTCGTCCAGGGATTCGGATTGTGCTGATTGTTCTGGACCAGCGTTCCGGTGTCGCCTTGTTTCGGCGTCCCGTTTGTCATGCCGACGAAAGTCTCACCGACCGTCTGTTGATGCCCCAGCCGGTTGTATGGCCCGGAATCTCCGATGCTCTCCAGGTAAACGTTCTTTTTGTAGTCCGCCCATGTCGTCTGGACCTGACCGGAATTGACGATGACACCCGGCGGGATCGGCGCTCCACCGGCAAGGAAATAGAAATCTATGCTGCCCGGCGTTCCTGGAACGTGACGAATGATCGTTACGGGGAATTTTCCGTTGATGCCCAAGCTCACCGGATGCACACCCGAAACGATCACCTGATCGCCATCGGAGAGCAACGGAATGTCGTGATTCAAATGGATGGTGACAACGTCGCCGATGCGCGTAATATCGCTCGGATGGTCGATGAGAACAGTCTGCTGCAGCGGAGTGAAGCTGGTATTATTCGCCCCGATCTGGACGCGCTGATTGTCGAACAGCAGCTCGTCGACGCTTTGGCAGGAATGCGCCGCCAGCACGATGACCATGTCCAGCCATTTGTTGCTGTCTCCAAACTCCGCAAGGTAGACGATCGTTCCGCCGATGCGCGTGCGGCCGTAACAGACATCCCACGGCGCGATCGGATTGCGTGTAGTGGTCGCGAACCCCTGGACGGGCCCCTTAGCTAGCATCGTGCCGATGCCGCTGAGCACCAGGCCGGCGCCGGCGGTGATCAGCATCGCCGTAAGCGGCGTCGAGGCGCCAAACGTGACCACCTCGAGCACAATACCCGTGGCGATCAGCGCTGCGCCGGCAACCGTTTCTATGATGCCCTTAGACACTCAAACCCGCCACGCCCGCACCGCTCGATCCATCGCAATGGGCCCGAACCCCACCTCGGCCGCGATCAGAATCCTTAGCCCATTCATCGCCACAATTCCCAACGAAAAATCGCGCGGCCGCCGAACCAGCACCATGTCCCCACGCGCAGCTCGCAAAGCTGGAACCTCGCCCATCTGGTGCGTTGCCGCGACTGCTTCCACAATCCGCGCGACTGGCGATCGTCTTTCGTGCCCTGCCGCACCGCAATACCGCGCGATCGCCCCCATCGCCGCAGCCCGCGACCGATACACCCCGCGAAACTCCGCCGCGATATCGATGCCGGTCATCGCCTGAACGGCATCTGCCACAAACAAGCAGCAGTCCCACGATCCGTATGCGAATTTGCGCGCACGATTCTCAGCCAGAAAACTTTCTAGCCTTCGCGTCCAATCAGGCAATCGAATCAGCACTTCAGATGTTGTTGGTTGATTGTGGAACCGTGCCCCAATAAAGCGTCACTTCTTGTAGCGACGGTACAAACTGCAGCCCTAGATCGCCTGGATTCGACATCTGGGCATCCTGCAGCGTGAGGCGTCTATCGACCGCAACGTTCATATCCATGAGCCGGTTCTCGCATTTGAGCGAGATCACGGCCTCACCGCCCGAAATCAGAAACTCCGGCTGGTCCATGCGCCCGGACCACGATGTCAACGGATCGGCGATCAGCGCCCCACTCGAATCGAACAACGCGAGGAAGACGCTAACCGGCAACCCAATCTGGATCTCCTGAAGCGCATCCGCCAGCATCGCGGGATCGATTCCACTGAGCGTAAGCGTGACCCCTTTCGCCTCGATCGTCGCTCCTTCTTCGATTACCGAAATGCCGCCAAAGGTCCCAACCCCGACATAGGTTTGGCCGTTCCAGACCATCGGCCCGGTTCCGCTCCACACGTACACCGTTCCGGTGACAAAGTTTAACTGAACAAGGATCGCCGGATGCAGGATGGACGCCTGAAGCGCCGTCAGCATCGCGCCGCTCATTGGACGTGGCATCAGTAGAACAGCCGGTAGACTTTATCGCCGGCCTTTTCGAAATAGAGGCACCACGAATTCAATCCCGCGCTCCCGCCGCGGCCTTGCACAAAGTTCGTAGCGCCGGGCTTCATCGGAATTCCCATCTCTGCCGCGATGTCAGGACCGCCGATCCACACCTTGCCCTGGTTGCCGCTATCGGCGTAAAGCTGGGCTGCACTCAACAGATAGAGATTGGCGCCCAACGGGAGCCTTTCTCCGTCCTCCGATGCAATCAATGGTGCTGGCGCGTTCATAACTTAATCGAAGATGACGGTGAGGTTTGTAGCGCCGCTGGTCAACACGCAAATCCCGTTGGCGAACGATTGCTGAAACTCGATCGTGAATGGATTCGACACCGTCGAAGGTAACGTGATCACAGCCTTCGGATTCGTCGACGGCGTCCCCGTGCAGCTCGCCGAAGCCAGATCGAACAGTTTGATCGTCGCGCTAGCCACCTCGGTGGTAACCGTGATTCTTCGAAGCGTCCCGGCAGTGGCCTTCACAGCCGTGGTAGCCGCCGCGATGATCATCGCCGAATTGGAAGCCACAGGCTGTACCGTCCACGTGGCGGATTGCGACACAGGAGTCGCGTTTGCGGATGGATTGAGATCGGCCCGCGTCGACGCGACCAGTAGGATCAGGATGACTACGACCATCTGGAAAATCTTCATGTTTCTACTCCCTGGTCACCAGGTGCAGATTCAGCGCCGATGAAGTTCCGGCGATCGCGGTGATTCCGGACGCCATGATAACGCCGGACAAATTGATGCCATTGTTCCCCCCGAATCCCATGTTGGAGTTGGCCGGAACGGTGAAATCTGCGTTTCCGCCTAACCAGATGATCGGCGTGCCGGTTTTGTCCGCCAGCCTGAACGTGACCGCCGAGTTCGTAATGTTATTAACGAATCCTTCGACGATACATCCGGTTACGGAGCTGACGCTGGTTCCGGCGCCGGTCGCGATGCCCACCGTGTTATGAACCACCAAAGACGATCCGGAGCCGCTGCATCCGGCCGGCAAGGACATAATAAACCCCAGCAGATTAGTCCCAGCAGGAAGTGCATTTGTGATTGACGTGATGGTTCCTACATTCACAGTCCCGCTGTCCGTGATCACATGACCGATGACATTTGATCCCGGAGGCAGGGCGTTCACGGAAACCGTCCCTGAAATGGGCTGCGTGACACCGCTTCCATCGACCTTCCACGCCGAGGCACCAGATGGCCCCTGAGTAGCCGTAACACTCGACCCCGGTCCACCGGATTGATTCAATTGCGCCATCATGGACCCGGCGATAAACAAGGCGCATATGATCAGCGCCATCCAGACGCTCGGCGTCATGTGAAATCTTTTCATTTTTAGAATCCCCCTTTCGTCTAACAATTAGACCGGTAAGATGAAATATTCCGCGTCGACTTCGCTGTTCGGCGGGGACGCCGTGCTCACCGCGACCATCGCCGGCACCGTGACGCCCGCCGGAAGTTCCATCAGAATGCAACGTCCGGAGCTGCATCGCCCCAGCACCGTGCCGCTAACCGCGGAAAGAAGCTCGATCACGTCCGTCGCAGGCCCATTATTCTTGATCAAAATCTCGCCCAACACCGTTGGCGGCGACGTCAACAGCGGCCCAAGTGGTATCGCTAGCCCAGCACCCCCAACAGGAACCTGCATCGTGGCGAGCTGGTAGTCCTTACCAGCAGTCTGAAATCCCGCCGCCGCGATCGCCAGCGACTTGGTGGCGATATTGTTTTTCGTGAACTGCAGCAGTACATTGATAGTGCCGTTGTTCGCCATTGGTCTTTTCCTCTTCTAGATGGCTTCGCGAATCTCGAAGCTGATGCCGTACAGCCGAGAGTCATTGATCGACCACTTCCGCGTGTTCGACTTTAGCCGCCAGTAACGCGGCTGCGGTGGACTCGTTCCCGCCGTGATGCTTTCCGGATACTTTGCCGCGAACGCCGAGGTGAACTGGAATACATTCGCGATGCCCTGCAACGCGCGTAGAAATGCAAGCCATTCCTGAGCATCCGTGTCGGTCATCGGCGGCATATACACCATCGCCTCCATGTACGTCGCGCCCCACTGGTAGACCTGCATCTGCCCGGTGAACGGCGAGACGTTGCCCGAGACGATATCGACTACTGAAAACTCGATCGACGCCGGCGCCGGCGGCGTTCCCGGAATCGTGATCACATTCCAACCGTTGTAAAGCGGCACCGGCTATGCTCGCCCTGGAGGATTTCGTCTCACGCGATCACGCGAGGCCCTGATTGACATCCCCACAGCCGAATTGTGGGCCGCCCGAATCGCAGCCTCTACCCGGGCCCCTGTGAGCACCGGATCGGTTCCGCGGGCATCGATCGTATAGAAATGCGTACCGCCCGTCTCGCTGAACATCCGCTCAGAGGCTTCATGGCTTAGGATGGCCCCGCTCTGCCCTGGGAAAAATGGCTCCGGACCGCGTTCCCCCACCATGTACGCCTCACCCGCCGACACATCGCCGCCGGCCGCGCGCGGCTTCAGGGATCTCGGCGCGGCGGTAGCATGACTAACCCGAGCTGCACCCGGTGACGGACCACGGCGACGGTCGGTAAAGATATTTGTCTCCGTCGGAGACGTACCCTTCATAAAGCTCGAAACAGCAACATCGCTGCGCAATAGCTTCCGGGTAGTATCGTGATCGATAATGTGGCCAGCGGTTTCAGGAACGAATAACTCCTCGCCCTTTTCGCCCACCTTATACGGTCTGCCCTTCACTACAGGACCACCGGAAGCACGTGGGGAGGCCCCCGCTCCGGCGCCGGCTGATCCGATAGCCGCGCCCGTGATCGTCGCACCAATGGTCTGAAGAAAATTAGGGCCGGACCCCGCACCTTCTGTCCGCACATAGAAAGGATTTTGCGGCGTGCCATCCGGCTTCCCGATCCCGATCGATGTTCCCACTGGAACCGGCGTCTCCGACGGAGACGTCGCGATCTTCGGAACCTGCCCCGTGCCCAGCAGCCCACCATTACCGAACGTTATGCTTCTCTCAGTAGGTGTACCAGGCCCGACACCGGGCGCCCTGACGCCAATTCCAAGAATGCGCCGGAGCGCGCCCAGTATGCCGCCACCGCCGGACGTATCCTTATCGGCCGACGTTGGCCCTCCCGCACCGGGCGCTCCAGGAACACCGGGAAGCGCGCCGATGCCGGCCATACGCACCCACAGCGGATTCGACCGCGACCCGTCTGGCTTACCTTCGAAGCCGAGCTTCTTCCCCAGCTCGCCCAGCCCCCTTTGCAGCATGCTCTTGACCGAGCTTTTGAGGACCTCCTCGCCGATCCCCTGGAACATCTTGGCCCAGGCCGTCTTTTGCCCGGTCATCAGCTTGGTCAGATTGTCGGAGACCTTATCCAGGGCGGAATTCAGCGCCTCTTCCACGATCGCCGAGGCCTGCTTGGCCTGCGTCTGCATCTCGATAAAGAACGCCCGAATGCCGTCCTTTGCGCCGCCCATCTGAATCGATAGGTCCGCCATCAGCTTCAGATTCGCATCTCGCAGATTGCGCAACGCCACGAACTGGTCGAGCATCGCCCGCAACCGCTCGTTTTCCAGATTCCGCAACGATGCCGCGATCGCCAGGCGGTTCTCATCGGTCACCACGATTGCCTTGAGCGCCTCAATCTGCTTATCCACCGATTCGAGCTGGTTTCGGTATGCGAGCCCAACCTTGAGCGCTTCCGCAGTCAACCGCTGCTGATTTTCGGCTTCGTCGGCCCCACGTTCCGCCTGGATCGCCTCCGGCTTCACTCCTTGACGCTTCATCTCTGCGTACTTGTTCTCAAGGACCGCTTTGCGCTCAGCCTGGGCGCCTTCCGCGATCGCCGCGGTAACCCGCTTTACTCCCGCCACCCGTTCATCGATCTTCGCGATCTCCCCAGCCGTCGCGTTGTCCCGCTGCGCATTATAGAGTCCGATCTCCGCCAGCATCTGCTTGCGCGTCGCTTCGCTCAGCTCGCCAGTTGCCGTCCGGACGCCCTGCTGCCGGATTTCCAGGAGCCGGTAGGCTAGGGTCACCAGCCGGATCGCCTCCGCGCCCTGGCTCTGAGCCGCCGCCAGATTCTTCTCCATCTCGATCTGCGTCTCAAGTTTGTCCACCGCGGCCGCGGCCGCCTTGGAATGTTCGGCATCGAAGGCCTCGCCGGCGGCGCCGCGCAGCTTATCCAGATCCTTCTTCGCGGTAGGATCGTTGTACCGCTCGGGTCCCACTGCGCTCATAACCGTGGATTCGACATTGGCAGCCTTGACCGCCAGGTAGCCCTTGCCAATCGCAGCCGTGAGCATCTCCTGAACCTTGACCTGATCTAATAGCCTCTTGCTGGTCGCGTCGATCTTGTCGCCCCATGCGAGCTGCTCTTTAGCGGCGCCGATCTTCTGGAAGATATCCCGCACGCCCTGCGCCTGCGCGGCGGAAATGTGCAGCTTCGGATTGATCCGGCTTAGCCCCTTGTCGATTTCCTCGATCGCCTTGGCCGCCTCCGCGAACGATTCCGCGATTACCTTCTCCGCCTGCGTCCCTCCGATCACGGCGATCTTCTGATTCACTCCGTCCAGTTCAGCCTTAAGCGCCTCGATCTTGTTTTCAAACGGACGGTCCAGCCTGGCGTTATCGTGCGCAGCTTGTGCGGCATCCTTCGCCCGCGTCGCCGCGGTGAGCTGCGAAGTCAAGTCGATTGCCTTGTTCTTTTCGTTCAGGACCTCGATATACTTCTGCATCTGCGAGATCGCCGCCGTCATGTCCTTGCCAGCGACGGCGCCGCCGAAAACCTTGGCCCCGGAAGCCGTCGTGATCTCATGCGATGGCGTACCAGCTTGAAGCTTCTGATACTGCGCCAGTAGCCGGTTGGCGTCGGCCAGTTCGTCGTTCAGAACTTTATGCAGCGCGATATCGCGCGCCGTCTCCGCGGCCGCCAGGGTCTGCGGCGTTTTCGCCTGCGCGATCCCGACCTCGCCTTCCAGGTTCGCCTTCTCCAGCTTGGTCTGAATTCCAGCCGTCCCCGTAAATCCGCCCGCCATCTGTCGAACGTCGAAAGTCGAACCTTCGCCCAGAAATTGCCGAAATGCGCCGACTTTATTCTCTTCCGCGAATTTCGCGAATTCCTTGAACGATTTATTCAGTGATTCGGCGAGCTGATCGGCGGATACCCTGGCCTCATCCAGAGCCAGCTTGAGCGTGTTCTGCCGGAGCCCAAGTAGCTTGGCGATCTCATTATTGACACGATCCACACTGACAGCAAGTTCATCGTTGCTAAGCTTGATCGGCGCGTTCAGATCCCGCCACGCTCCCGCCATCTTCTCCGGTGCGTCGCGCAGGTCGGTATAGAACTTGCGGACCTCCTCACCGAGCTTTCCCAGCAGTCCCAGAAAAGCCAGGCCACCGATCACCGGAAAAGCCGCCTGCAGCACCGGCCCAAGTCCGAGTACGTTGGCAGTGAATCGTTCCGCCGCGCGCAGATTGTTATTAAGGCCGCCCTCGAGCACCCGTAGCGCACCGCTCGTCGCCTGCACGCCGCTGACGCCATGCTGCCCCGCCTGCTGCGCCGCCCGCCCGAACTGTCCGAGCTTCGCGTTCGCCTTATCCATATCGACCAGGAACTTCGCAGTCCCTGCATCGACATTGATCGTGATAACGCCGGCGCGCTTTGCAGCCATCTAATGTTGTCCTTGCGGAAATTCAGATTTCACAGTTTGCTCGATCGACCTGGCGAATGCCGCGATCGCCGCGTCCGCGCTGGCATCCGCCGCCGGCCGCATAAATGGATACGCCGGCACACCTTTCAGCAGTTTCTTGAGCGGCCTATGTCCCACCAGACGGTGACCATACTCCACCCACAGGGCAACTGAGCCGTTCTTGCCGAATCCGACCTCGGCGGATCCGCCGCGGAGCTGCGAATCCAGCGTAACCGCTACCATCAGCGATTCCCTCAGGACGCCCTTATCTAGCAGCCCGCCGGTATCCTCCGCCTTGATCGGAGTTCTGGCTTCTACCGCATCGGCGACCACATTACCCGCAGCGGACAATGCCCTCACATAGCCGCGCGCCACAATCGTCTTCGGCGCTTCGCGCAGCATCCGCTGAACGTCCTCGAGCCCGGTAACGGTGATGAGGGACGTCGCCAAAGCTATTCGTCCGCGGGCGTGACCGCGGTTTCCTCTTCGCTTAGAATCACCTGGCCAAGCGCCTTCATAACCTTTTCACGATCGCGTGACATCAGATCCCCCGCCTCGCTCAGCAGCACTTGCGGATGGGCCGTTTTAAGACACGCATAGAGCAAGCCACGAAAGGCGCGGGCGCTCATCCCGCCCCCCATCGCCGCCAGCAGGTTACACCCGCATACTTCCTCGGCGTTCACGATCTCATTGAAGTCGTAGCAGAGCTTATACTCGACCGGATCGCCCTCGAATGTGAAACTGACAAATTCTCTTTCCAACTCGATTCTCCTTATTGCTTCAATTTCGCCATCTGCTTCATGATCTGGTCGCCAATCGGCAGCTCCGGCTCCGGAGGCAGCTTGTGAAGCATGAACGTTTCCGGTGAAACTGACTTCTTGGGCGCATAGAACGAAAAATTCTCAAACGTCGCCGCTAGAACGCCAATCAGTAACTCTTCGCGCTGCATCTGCTCGATCCGGGCGTTCTCAAGCGCTGCGACCTGCCGCGGAGTCATGTCCAGCCATTCGTCGTCCGAAAGCTTGAGATCGTATCGCGCCGCCGCCCAGGCCTCCGTCCAAGTCCACCGGCGCGAGTTCTCTTCCGATAACGGCAGCCTCTTCGGTGGCTCCGCCATAGACGCCATCCACGCGTCGCATAGCGTTTCCCTGACCGTCCCCACGTTCGCCCGCGTAATCGATCTCCCCACCTCCTCAAGCGAGCACGCGGCGCCGGCGCAGGACAAAGCGGCAAATAGCAGCGCCCTGATCATCGAGGCCGATGGATCGATCATTCTTGTCGTAAGCATGTCCACTCCGGTCAGTTCCTGGCAGATAAGCAACGTCCGGTGCGTAATAATGAGGGGCCACGGGCGCCCCTCAAGGGAGAATTCCACACGCCGGACCAGCCACTTCGCAATCGCCACACGAACGTTTAAGTGACGACTTCGGTGAACACACCAGTCATCTGAATTTCGGCGGAAAACTCATTCGCTTTGTCGTTTTCGAACGGACCGGGCTTATACGCGGCCATGAATCCGTTCGTGGTCATCGTGTACGTCTTGGTGTTGCGCTGGACCGGAGCCACAATCCTGAACGGGAAGATCGTCTGGGCCTTCGCAAGAGTCGCGATGTTCAGCTGGGTAGCGTCGGCAATCAGGTTTCCACTGAACGCGACCTTACCCGGCTTGATCATGCCCGGTACAAATTCCCGCGTGTTGCCCGGCGAGAGCAAGTGCGTGTTATCCACTTCGGGCATCGAAATCAAGTCCGCCGAGAACTGCTTGATTTCGGCGATCGTAGTGTAGTTCGGAGGGCTCGCGAAATCCCCGAGCTGGAAGATCGCAAGGTAGCCCGTGTTCGCCTGGCTGGCAACCGTGGCCGGAGGTGTAAAAGGCATGAGAATTCTCCTTTGGGTTTTGAGTTTGTGAAAAGAAACGTGAAAGGAAAGCGCCGGGCGTCAACTCTGCGCGAACAGAATTTCGTATTCCAGCATGCGGCGGTAACTCCGCCTCGCATCATCGAAGAAATCCATTACGTCCGTCGATAAACAGCTGCTCACGAACGTGGCGTCCGGATCCGGCAGCCGCCCCGCATATCCGTTCAGCACCGCATCGATCTCCGCGCCCAGCGTGATCGCCTCAGCGGCCGTCGTCCCATAACAGTCGATCTGCAGCCGGCGCCTATTCAGGCCCTTCGAGCTTGTGAGCGTCGTATCCGACGTCTGACCGGCCGATAGATAAGTCCAACTCGGCAATGGCTGATCCTTGGGCAGCTCCACAAAAAATCCGCCGATCGTCGACGGCGGACTACTGAGGCCGGCATTGACCAACTTGACGATCCCCAACTCAAGCACTCGGAGCCCACCAGTCCCACAGCGCCGAATCTTCCGGTCCGTAATTGGCCCAAGGCCGCTGCTCGCCGCCAGCAATATACTTTCGCGACAAACCTGCCCATGGCTCCATCGGGAGCCGGTCCAGCAGAAAAACGTTCAGCGGAGGACAGATCCACCCCTTCTTGACTTCCGGATGCGCCAGCTGCCAATCGGTGAACCCGCCGTAGGTCGAATGCGGCCGCATTGGATCCCGGCCGGCAAATGCGCTCCGCCGCATCAGGCCAACGCCGCCAATCGAGTCCGCCTCGGCGTACGTCCCGTGCCGTCTCGAAAGGTCCAGCCTCACCGTGCTCGACGGCGGCTCGATCCCCAGTAGTCCCAGCTCTGGATGCGCCTCCATCACATCAAGACAGCGCTCCAGCCACCCGGGCGGAACGATGACATCATTGTCGATCTTGGCGAAAATCGGGGAACCTCCGTTCCTTAGAAAATCGTTCATAACAGCCACCGGGCCGCCAAACGGTTCGTAAAAGAAGTACGTCTCCGACGGAGACTTCAACACAAATCGCGCGCCAGGCTCATTTCGAGAACCGCCGTCAAAATACACATGCACGCTCTTGACAGAGCCCCAGTCCGTGTTGGAGAGAAGTGCCCCCGCGCTCGCCTCGGTGAACTCCGATCGACCCTTCGCCAGATAGAGAATGTCGATCACACCGCTTCTATGGGCTTAAGCAATTCAACCCTACCCCGAAGCGTCTGACTGAACGCGCCATTCGGCGGTGCGTCAACGTTCAGACCTTCCAGCGAGAAATCATGCGGTGGCATATCAGCAACCGCATGCACTTTTCCATCGTGAAACACGTCGTAGGTTTTTGCGATGCCCGCGTCCGTATCGGCATACCAAACCAGCTTTATCTCGACGCCATCGACAAAGCAACGGCCTCCCATCATTTCGGATGTCTCTTTCGATAGGGGATCTTGCTTACAGTTGATGATCACACCATGTACTCGCGCAAATCCATAAAATGTGGCCAACAACCGAGCGCGTCAATCTCGAGCTGCGTCCGGTAACATGCCAGCGCCCTTAGCTTCTGCAGGACCATCGCACCGCTACATGCGACCGCATTTCCCCAGGTTGACTTCCCACCCGTCCGCGTATAGGTCAAATAGCCGCTGATCTTCTTACCCTTGAACACTTCGAGCGCAATCTCGCTCACCAGATTATGCTGCTCATGGCCGCCGGCCTCGATGGCGGGAATCCAGATTTCGTCTGCGTATCCGTCCCAGTTCATTAAACACGCTCGAACCAATTCCGCCGCCGAAGCGCGCGGCAGATGGTCAGGTACATATCCGCAATCGAACGTACACCCCAGAACAGCCATCGCCTGGATGTCTTCGCGCCGGCGAGCATCCGCCGAGCATTCCGGATGCCCTCGCTGAACCTGAACATGGCTGTCGAACATAGTCAGCACCGTAGGATGTTCCCGCTGTAGCGTAAAAGCGGCAAACAGAGCCGCGTCGTCGTTATGCGGCGAGACGAACAATTTCACAGTACCGCGAGCCTCCGCTTGATCTCCACCAGATCATCGCCGTGCCGCGGTTCCATCCACATGCATCCCGGCTGCGAAGCGTGCTCAAGATCACATATTGGCAGAGCTATCCATTTGAACCGATCCCGATTCAACCAAGTGAAGACGCGGTCACATTCGCGCTCAAAGACCTCATCCTGCGGGAAGCGCGCCAGATAGGCGGAGAAATCAACGAGGGACTTATCGAACACACTTCCATGCCCGATCAGAGCGATTCCCGTTCCACGATAGGCATCGTGGTGGCCGGGCTTCATATTGCAGACCAGCTTGCCCGGTTCGTATTCACTGACGATCTTAGCGACATCGACCAGCGCATCGTCATCCACCGTAAAAATGACATCGTGCTTGGCGCGCCCAATAGCCTTGTACCGGCCATAGACCAGATGATTCTTCTCACACGAGTTGTCCCAAACCACAACTTCGCCCAGGCACCGCATCTGGTCGATCACCTGATGTATGTCCCGATTTCCACGCGTGACCACCACGCCACTGACGAGCTTCAGATCGATCACAACGGGTGCCTGCATATCATCACTCACAGTTCGGATCGTCCCAGATGACCAGGATCGGCGTGCCATCTGTTCCCGCCAGAATCGAAGCCAATGCGAATAGGATCGTCCTCATAACGCCATCGGATATTCTCCGTTGATCGCGTACATACGCTCGCCGCGCGGCTTTAATTCTTTCTCACGCATGCTCGTGATCGTTCTGAGATATCTATTACCCAAAAGCAGATCGATAAACCACTCGGCCGATACCTTCCTCAGATCGATGAGCCCTGGATGCAGGGCCACGAATATGCGAATGTTATCGTTCGAATAGAACCAGGGCGAAGTTTCTAGCGTTTCACCTAGATGCTTTATGTCCAGAGACGGTAGCTTCGTTCCTTTGATATACCCCAATGCCGTGTATTTTGCGAGCGTCTTATATTCCAATCCCAAGGCATCGGAAAGCTGTGAGAGATTTAGTCCGTCCAGATTAGTACGGAGCTTGTGGTGGTTAATCCTTTTTATGATCGACCCGCACGTGCGTCTGTGATCTGAAATAGCTTTCAGCTTTTGCTGAATGCTTTCGACACATAGGTGTGCATTCTCACTTAGACACTCATCTTCAGCCTGCGTCCAGCGCACCTTATCGAAAGTGCGAGTCAGACCAAGCTGCATAGCACGGCGGCAAATAGAGCGCCTCGATCTTCCAGGAATCTTGCGGGCAGCCGTATTCAGGGAATCGTGTGAATATGCCTGGTCAGCAAAAGACTCGCGCAGGATTTGATCCTCACGATCGCTATAGGGAACCCACATATGCGGAGGCATTGCGTTCAAAGTCCGTGCTGACGTAACCATTGATCCCACGCTGGGTATTGGTGTAGCATCGTAAACCAGGCTGAGGGTGCGTGCTCAAAACGCAGTATGGTGCCAGAGTGGTCGTTTTGGAAAATGGGCACGTAGGATAAGAGATAGTTGGCGTTGGCGTGGATGTCTGGAGTAATCGCTAGAAGCAGGCAAGTCCAGCCGGAAGAATCGGTGCACGGTGTAAAAAGCGTCTTGACGGTGTCCGAAGCGATCTGGTTCCTAGGATCGATTCGCGTTCCTCCGTAAGGACCAAACCAGATGTTCACCTGATTTTGGTTTCTAATCTGGGAAGGAGAAACACGAGTCTGAGCAAAACACGCCGTCCAAAGAGAAACCGCCAACAGGATTTTCACCATGTGCTCAAAGCCGCCCTTTCCCATTGCCCCGTCGCTGTATGGGACCCATCCACGCGCAGGCATAGCCTTCAAAGCCCGCGCTCGCGCAACCACTGATCCCATGCCAGGTCCTGGCGCAGTGTCAGAATCGCAGCAGGCGAGAAGCAATAACTCAACAAAAACACCTTGAAATCGCAGAAATCTCCGATCACGAACTGACCCACGGTACCGTGATCGATGCCAAGTGCTGGGCCGTGATCCGCCAGCGCGTAATTAACAGTCGCCCGGCCTAGATCGGTCGTGGTCACCGCCTGTACAATGCACACTTCTCCAGCGTCCTGATAGGTCGAGTGGAAGAGGGCGACGACGGTGTCCGTGTTGACCTGACTGACCGGGTGAATCTGAGTCCCGCCGTTCATATTCGCCGGCCAGATGTTCAGCTGAGCCGCATTTCGAATCTGCGAAGGGCGGACGCGCGTCTGAGCAGAGCAAATCGTCGCGAACAGCACGAACAAAATGGTTTTCAGGGAGCTTGCCATATAGTACTCCACATATTCGGAGAGGAACATAACTTAACAGCCTTAATTGTATTGCCGACCGTCGTTTCGTACATCTCACCGAATGCGCATGTCGGCGGATCGCCAACAGCGAATTTAGCCGGAATCGTCTTGGCTGCGTTGCTGGCGTCCTCGCTGCCAGTATAGGCGTTATACCCTCCCAAATCAGGCACGGTTGCTGAATCGCGAGAGATTAAGCACGGGCCGAGCGTGCAATCGACAATGATCCCATTCCCGGCCATCATTGCATTCTGCGAGAACACCGAACGCTTATCGGCAACCGCCGTGAATTGACCGTCGACAATCGTCAGATCGGCAACCGGAAACGCCGTATCCGGCACACTCGGATTGATTACCGCCTGAGCTGTGATGCTGATATTGGTCGTATCGAAGTTCAGCGTGAAGGCGTTTGGATACTCCAACACTAGAGCGCACGAATCAGCGATATACAGCTTACCGACCATCGGACCTGAAGAGCCGGATAGCAAGCGAGCTAAAGAAGTGGAAGTGAAGTTATCGCAGACGCGCGTTAGAAACCTCACGCGACCAGCCGCTACGGTAAGCAAGCCTCCATGGATGGTGGGAGTGAAATCGAGGACCTGCACTCCCGCCAGCCTGGTTTGCCCGAAGCTGAAAGTCAGCGCCAGTCCCAGGAGCAACCCGCAAAGCAATCCCGCAATCGACTTATTCATAGGTCACTTTCTATAGCGGCAACTGAAGGTGTCACCAGGCTGTGGCACAGTTGCCGTGCTGACAAACGTCATCACATTCGCTGACGTTCCAGTTCCAAGGGAGAAATCTACCGGCAACGCTGTTCCGATGACCGCCGTCAACATCAGACCGTTGCGAATGCATTCCAAACTCGTGGACGGATTCGGCGCGTCCGGGAGATTGAAGACCAAGTTCACGCCGTCTTGTGTTCCTGATGGGACAACAGGACCCACGAACGTCGGCCCGGTATTTCCGCTGTTCACGTGCAGAGTGATCGGCGCCGTCTGCGTAGCGGCCGTGATCGTGAACTGCGACGAATCGAGAGCGACGCATCCGAGAAGTACGAACACTCCGAACTGAGTCGAGAAGGACACTCCGATGGTCGCCGGAATCTGGATCAATCCGTTGGCGATCGCAGGCACGGGACATTTGATTTGCCCCGCTGAAATAGCGGTCGGCTGAGCCGCTACAGCCGCCGCGCAAAACAGAGTTGCGAGCAGGATCGATTTCACTTTCGGTACTCCCCTGTCGTGATTACCGCTCCCACTTGAGGCTGCGATCCGCTGATGAATGTGATCACGCCTCCGCCGGCACTACTCGCGGCGACTGTATATTGTGCACCCTGTCTTTGATAGATGCCATTCACATAGAGCGAAAGGCTTGTCGATGGATTTGGGGCAGCAGATATAGTGAAGATCAGATTCACGCCGTCGATCGTGCCGCCAGGAGTCTCCGGTGGAGAGAAATTCAGCGGCGTACTCGATCCACCGATTACGCGCAAGGTAGGCGGCTTCGTGGAAGGATCGATCTTGAATCCTATAGGGTCAAACTGCACGCAGGCGAATCCAAGCCCAGTTCCCAGCGATGAGCTAACCGGCACCACGACAAAGACGTAGGCCGGGACGCCCGGAGGCACAGCAGTCGGACAGGAGTTGAGCTGCCACGGCTGCACCTGGGCATAAATGGAGGCCGATGCCAGCAGCAGAACGATGAGCAGGAAAACGTTTTTAGCTTTCATAGTTCTAAATCTCCTTTTCGCGATCACAGCAAGTCACTGAATAATCGGCGAGCCCGATCGGCAGGAATCTGCTGCCGGCGGCTACGGCCTCGAAATAATGGATCCATCGCGCTGCCCAGATTCACGTAGGTCCGTTCGGGAAAACGTTCCCAGCACTGAATCGCCGGAATATTCCCCGCCATGCCGGCGCCATACAGCAGCACGTCGAAGTCGCGAGTTATCAGTTCATCGGTAAGGGCGCCGGTGTGCGCCAATAGATTTTCCATTGGCGTTTCGATAAATTCCGCACCGAGCATCCTCGCTGCGCCAGCGTTTCCAGCCGGGCCCATGAACATCTTCCGCCGCGGATCTTCCTTGACAGCCCGATAGAAATCGACCAGAGCAGCCGACTCTCTCATCAGCAGCAACGCCTCGAAGTGCAGCCAGGTCGGATCCGCATCGCCCACCAGCTCGGCGTAGTCTTCTGCGTAGCGCGAATGCTCCGACAGCGAATCGAATGAAGCCGAAAGCCAGTCGCCAACAAATGTGTTCGGACCATTCACCACGCTTTCCCAACACCGCCGCAGCTCTGCGCCGAGGAAATCGGAGTAAGCCTCGCGATCGCACGTCTGCCCGCGCTTTCCGCGAATGCACTCCAACGCGCCATCTCCATAGCGAACAAAGAAGAATGGATCCCGCGCGCGGATCTCAGCTGCCAGGATCGTCGCACTTGTATCCGCGTTGACGGTCGCGTATCGCGCCGGCGCACTATTTTTGGGAATTATATACTTGACTCCCGCACGGGAGTAATCTACAATGGTTGACATGAAAACAACTCCTTCCGTTCACACCACACCGGGTCCGTGGGAAGTTCGCACTGGACAGAGAACTACTTTCATCGTTCAACCGCATCAGTTCATCGAATCCGGCGTCTATGTTGCTGAAGTTTCGCCTCAAGCTGCTGGCGCTGATGGACGGCCAATCCCCGAACAAAGAGCCGCCGATGCTCGAATGATTTCCGCCACGCCCGATCTGGCTAAAGCGCTTCGCGATCTTTACATCTGCTTTGGAGATCGCGAAGGTGAATCCGAATGGTGGGAAGAATGGGCGGATATTCCAGGAATTGACACGTGCGAGGTCCGTAGGATTTGCCTCGATAAAGCTCGCGCTGCGCTTGAAAAAGCAGGGGTGTGCTGAATGTCTCGCTCTACAATCAGCACCTTTAAACTCTTCGAACTGTTCCCCGACGCCGAGTCCGCGCGAACCTATCTCGAAGGCAGGCTGTGGCCCAATGGACTGGCCTGCCCCGAGTGCAAAACCTCGGATCGGATTACGACGCGCAAGGCCGGTTTCTACCGCTGCAACGCCTGCGGGGATTTCGATTTTACCGTCCGAACCGGAACGATTTTCGAGCGGTCGCACATCCCGCTTAATAAGTGGGTCTATGCCATGTATCTGCTCGTCACTGCTCGCAAGGGAATCTCTTCGATGCAGTTGGCTAAGGAGATCGGCGTTACCCAAAAGTCCGCTTGGTTCATGCTTTCCCGCCTGCGTGAGGCTTGCGGCGATGATTCGGGCATCGATAAGTTGCGCGGGACGGTCGAGGTTGACGAGTGCTTTGTGGGTGGCAAGGAAGCCAACAAACACGAATCCAAGAAACTGCACGCCGGTCGCGGCTCCGTCGGTAAGGTTGCGGTTTTGGGGCTTAGGGAGCGCGGCGGACGGACACGGGCAAAGATCATTGCCGACCGCACCATTCAGACGATCCAAGGTGAGATTCATGCAGGCGTCGAAGTCGGCGCTCAACTTTACACCGATGAGCACGTTGCCTATACAGATCTGGACGGACTGTTCTTTCGCCATGACACCGTGAACCACTCGGCAGGCGAGTACAAGCGTGGCGCGGCGCACACGAACGGCATCGAGTCCGTATGGGCGGTCCTGAAGCGTGGGCTTCACGGCGTCTATCACCACGCCAGCCCGAAACACCTTGGACGCTACGTTGATGAGTTCACCTTTAGGCTGAACGAGGGGAACGTCGGGCGACACACACTGGAACGCCTTGACTCGTTCGTGGACCGGGTGTCCGGCAAGCGGCTGACTTACGCTAGGTTGACCGCATGAAGCGCAAGCGGACCAATCGCTTGACATTGGAGCAACGGTTGGCGAGGGCGCGTCAAATCGCCGAGGATAACGCCAAGCGCCGATGCCCCGATTGCGGGCGTCTATGCCGGTGGACAGCCGGAAACTACGGAATGCGTGCTCAATGTGAGCACTGCGGAGGCTAAATGAACAAACCTGTTCCTCCCGAACTGGACCGGATAACCGACAAGGTTTTGGCATACAAGCCGAAGCCAAAGACGAAGGCCGCGAAGCGGCGCAAGCGAAAGAGGCAACGCGATGCAAAGAAAGGTTAACGGGAGTCATGTATATAAATCCCCTATTTTTGAGCAACACAGCCATATCCAAGCGGGAAATTGAAAACGCCCAGCGAAACACGAGCGCGCGGTTCGTGGACAATGACCGAAAACCCAAAGTCACGCAGTAAGCGCTCCATGCCGGCCTTCGTGAACCGCCATAGATCGGAATCTTCGACCTCGTCCCAGTTCGTGACATAGGTCAGGATCAGGTGGCCACCGGGACGCAACCACGCAGCAAAGCCGCGGAGCAGCTCTGGCACGTGTTCGATGTACTGCAGCACCTGGTTGCACATGATCGCGTCCAGCGGCCCCATCGCGGGACTGCCGTTTAGCCCGTCCCCGATTTCGAACGGAATATACTGGCCGCCCTGCACGAGATCGCTGTATGGCATCTTTCCGCAGCCAAAATCCAACACGCGGCCCTGCAGATACCGCCGATGCTTTTCCATGAACTGGCGGATACTCGCCCGCTCGATCTGCCTGACCTGGTCGAACCCGGCGAAGTCCCGATCCAGATCGCACTGACTCGCGCCGTCAAGCTCCGGCGCCCGCAGGTACCGCAAGCTGATCACGCCAGCTTCCTCCACACGCCGACCAGCGTCCTACACGGAAACCCATCCAAATCCTGATCCAGAATCACGCGACGCTCTTCGAACAAATTCGTATAAGAAAGATGCTTGTCCAGCTTCTCTTCCGTCAGCGAATGATCGTGGATCAGGTTGAGCAGCTCCGGAGGCCTCAGATTGACATGGAGATAAAACCTCCCGCCTGGCTTAAGCAATCGCGCCACCTTTAGCACGACGTAAAAGTCCATCTCGCCATGATCCAGCGCATTGGTCGTCAAGATCGCATCGAACGTCTCGTTTGTGTCCCAGCGTTCGAAGCATTCGTCGACCTGGCGGATGTCGCCCCGGTCCTCGAGGATGCCGGCCGCATGATATACCGGGAACAATGGATCGACCGCAAACTTAAGATGGGCGTCTAGATATGGCAACAATCCCCAATGCGGGCCCGTACCGATCTCCAGAATCTGCGCGTGGCCCCTCGGCACCGTGATCCCGAGCGCCTCCAGATACTGCTTGAGCTGCGCTCGCTCATCGCCCATATCGGCACGAAGCCAATGCTTCAGCTCGAGCAGATCCTTGTGCGTGAGCGTGAGGCTCATTTCACAGCCTCCAGGATCACCATAATTTTATGGCGTTCAGGAGCGTCCGGCGCATACTGGATCGGCGTCCAGTTTTTTCCGCTTCGCCCGCCAACGGTTCGGAACAATGCCGTGACCCCCATCCCCGGCCCTAGGCGTCCGCGCTCCCCTCCTCGGTGGTTCCACTCTTCACAAAAGTAATAACGGGTGTCCGCCGTCCATACCGAAACATGTGTCGGATCGACCCAGGGAGCAACCCCGGGAAGGCACGGAACGTACAGGTCGAGCTTCCCGCCTGGCCGCAGCACCCTATGCGCTTCATTCAGGCACCAGATGATCCCTTTGTTGCCAGGGAATTCGGCGTTGTCCAGGTGTTCGAACACATCATGCGCAAAAATCTCGTTGGCGCTCGAATCCCCCCAGGGCCACGGCTTTCGCAGATCCGCAATCACATCCGCCGGCGCTACGCGGTCGACGTTCACATAGCCGGGCCTATGATCGTCCGAACATCCGAGATTCAGCTTCATGCCCCCGCGCTCCATGCGTACCCCGGGACTCCAGCAAACCCGGGAACTTTCTGCCAAGGACCGCCCGAGGTCCGCCGCGGGCTATTGTTCCCGGGATGAATCGTCGCCACCATCAGATCGCCGGCGTCAGCGCTGGCCAGCTGCCCGGCGTTCGCCGCTTCATTGCTGAACAAAACGTCCGAACCGACCTGCATCGCCGAAAACCGGTGCTTCTCCCACCAATCCCGCCGGAAGCACAGCGATGTCCCCATGGCGAACGTTGGCGGACCTGGATATTTCCACCAGTCGCGCCCGTCGGTAAACATCATCGTGTGGTAACCGGTCACCGCCTTGCCGCTTTCCTGCAGCCGCTGGACCTGGTCCGCCACGCGGCCGGGAGCGCTATAGTCGTCGTCGTCCCACTTGCACACGATCTCCGTCTTCGAAAGCTCGCAGCACAGATTGAACTTCTCCCCACTGGTCCGCGGCCGCTCGGGATCCCGAAGCGTGCACAGCGAAATCCGCAGATCGTCTTTCGGGATCAGATCCCCCACTTCTTCTCCGTCCGCGATGATCAGCATTCTCAAATCCGCGTAGGTCTGCGCCTGAAAGCACGCGATCGCCTTCGGCAGCCACCGCCGCCGATTTCGCGTCGGACAGAAGCACGTGACGCTCGGATTCGCGTTCATCTCATCCATCCGCGGCTAATCATTCGAACCCAGTGCCATGCATGTCAATTCCATCCACCGATTCCGCTCGAGAACATTCTGTACCGCCCGAATTACATACTGGCTGCCGTTGGGCGCCTGAATGCGACGATTGGCGAGCACATCGCTGCGATATCGAAGGGTGATCATAATCATGACCTGCGAAATATCTTGACCAGCTTTGATAACATCGATTCCGCGGAATGGAGCAATTTCAGCCCGCGCCGTCTCCGGCGGAGACGAAGCCACCCAATCCACCTCGGCGCCGGCGTTGGCTATGCTCGTGACCGGATTCAAAAAAGTAATCAGATGACGCAGCCTGCCTGGATCCATCACCGGCTCGCCGTTGACGATTTTGACCGGCATCAGAATCTAAAATCGCGCACGGGCGCTAAAACAGCCTTGACCTGCGCGGGAATATCGTTCTCATCGGCCATGCGGATATCGAACCAGCGATTCACCAACATCTTGATGCCAGACTTGATCAATCCCCAATGCGCTGGATTTCCGCTAGGCGCATTTACTAGAAGCGCTGTTTGATTCGAATAGCCCTGCGCTGCCGGATCACGCAGGATAGCGTTTGAGTCCGGCGGGGAACTGATTGATGCGATCACCGTATTCAGCGTTCTTCCGCTTGGCCCCGCAGCCGGGATCGAGATAGGGCGCCCGACGTCCGCTGCGGCGAACATATATGCATTCGCCGTCACCGCGCTAAGGTTCGGTGGCGAGCCTCCCGCCGAAACGACCACCGGCATCGCATATCCCATCGTGAAATCCACTTGGATCGCATTCACCACCACCCGCGCTACTGGCCACATCCTTCCGAAGGGAGGCGTCAAACGAGCCGGGTTCGATTGCAGATCCGCCGTGAAATCCGTCGCCGGATTCATCACAGTGACGTTTCCGTTAGCATCCAGATATTGGAACAAGACGAGGCTCCGCACGGGAGGGTAGGGCAATACGATCGCATATCGAATGCCCACCAGAACCGCATTCGAGCCGCTCACGAACGGACTCGAAACCTTCTGCCCCGCGAGCTTCAGGTCGATGTATCCGGGAAAAAAATCCATCAGCAGGCGCCACGTTTGCTGCACGAAGCGCCTGCTGGTATAGGTTTCCGCCCAAGCGCGCGCGGCCATTTCCAACGCAAGAATTACGTCGTCTTGCGAAGTATCGCCGGCATCCACCTGCAGGAAGTCCTTAAGCTCTGCAAGCGATACCGGCTCGACGACCGGCGGGTTGAGCAGGATCAAGGCCATCGCTTAACGATGCCCTATGCAGCCTTTTTCTGGTCCGCGAGGGATGTGACGATGCCGGCTTCTTCCAGCTTGTACGCCAGCTGCTCCGGCAGTTCCGTTTCATCGCCCGCCTTGAATGAAATATCGCGCCCGAATCCGACAGGTTTCTCCGCGTACCGGTCGGCTTTTTTCATCTCGGCGATTTGAAAGTTAATCGTCGACGGCTTGAGCTGTTGGTTCTCCGGCTTCGCCGCGTTCTGATCGCGAAGGAGCTGATATTTAGCATCCAGCGCCTTCACATTTGGGTCAGCCAAATGCGCCCATGAATCCAAGAATTTAACTCGTTTTTTCATTTTGCATTTTCCCCTTCAAGAAAGATTTTGTACTTGCATTCCCTGATCGGCGGGCCCGGCCATCGAGCCGAAACCGGATGGACGAGCCCGCTCAGATTCAGGAAAAACCTAAACAGCGCTCTGCTGCATCACCGCAAGCGGGTGCGTGCCGGCGTCGATTTCGTTCGAATCGAAACGCATGAAAGCCTGCAGTCCGATCTGCAGATAATCGGCATACCGCTCCACCAAGCGAAGCACGGTAACGCCGCCAGCGACCTTGCGAACCTTGAAGCAGCTCATGTCGCCGAACACCATCGTGTAGGCGCTCGCGGCCGGCGTTGCCATATCCTGGTTGATCACATACGGATGGTCCAGAATCGTTGGCTTCGACGCCGTCAGATCCACCGCCGCACCTTCGCGGAAGCTAGCCGTCAATCCCGGTTGCCACAGCGGCCGGTTATTGCCATCCACCAGCTTTTTGATGAGCTTCAGCATTGCGTCACTCATCATCCACCGAGTCGCCGGATTATACCGGTATGCCGGATCGACCGAATGCTCCAGGTCAACAAGGTTGTTGTATGCGATTGACGCGGTGTTGCCATTTGCCAAGGTCAGGACCGTGCCATTCGCAGCGACTGCGGTCACAATGCCCGTCGGACCGCCGACGCCCGTGCCCACAGTGCACTGGAAATTCAACAGACGGCCGAGGCGGATCCCGAGCAGGCGCGCCGCCAACGCGTCCATGTCGAAATACGAATCTTCCATCAGCGCAAGCGGAATCAGGATGATATCGCTCGATCCGATATACGCGTTGAACGTGACCTGCCCGAAAACCAGGTCGGTTTCGGTGACCTGCACGTTCTGCCCGATGATCCGGCCTTTATTGGTCGTATCGTTGATAGTCGGCCACGGCCAGGGATTTCCCGAACCGGTTTCGAATTCATCGACCACGCCATCGATTCCACCGAACCACTTCATCGCCTCGAAGAGATCTTTCGAGAATCCGGTCGGGATCACGTATCCGCCCTGACTTCCGACATTCCCACTCTGCGCGTTCTGAATCTTCGTGATCTCGCTGAGAACGTGACGGTCTTCATCCGTCAAGCCCTCAATGCTCTTGAATTGCCGCGCCTGGCGTAGGTAGTTGTGAAACGCCCGTTCATGGAGTTTTTGGGCGATCATTTCGGCGCTGTCCCCGACCTTCGGAGTCCTGGCCTCCACGCGCGCCTTGACAGCGGACGGCGTGAGCCGGAATTCGGTCAGATACTCCTGAAGCTGTTCCGGACCAGCGATCACCACTTGCGCCGCGCCGGGATTGGCCGCGGGCTGTCGCAACGCAGCGAAGCGATCTTCCGAGCGTTCGCGTGCCACCACCATTTGCTCCTGGTTGGTGTAGTCCTCTTCCATCCGCTGGTATTCGGTGCGTTCGTCAACCGTCCAGGGCCGGTTTTGAGCGTCGATTTTCGACATGTGGTCGCGCATCTGCGTCGCAAGACGATCCAGTTGTTCGCGACCCTTTTTATCAAAGGCCATGAGTTTTCTCCTTTTTCAAATTTTGAATTTATACTTCCCTGACGGTTGGACCGCCCCACCGCGACCCTAGCCGCGGCTGCCTGTCCTGCGGAAATCCCGTTCAACTCTCCTAAGTGGTGAGCCGGATTTTGCCAGGATCCGATTTTTTAAACCTGTTTCAGAGCCCGCTCGCGATCACGTTGCCTCTGTCTGGCCCTCGCCATATCCATCTGCGTGATCTTGGCCGAGGCCTGTTCCTGCATTGGACAATCAACGCAGTTTTCGTCTACGCAGTCCGGATTTGAACATTTGGCGCAGTTGCCCTCAACGCATTCCTCGCACCGGCATTCACATTCAGCCTCAGAATTCTGAGGCTCGCTGGTCGTCGGTGGATTTGGCGGCTGACCCCTGAGCGCCTGGGGAAGTTTCTTCAGCCGCGCAAGTACCTTGAAGCCGCGAGCCATTGCCATTGCAGCCCGCTCTTCCTCCGCCGGAGGCTCGACGATCGCAGTCGCGAATCCCTGTTCAACGCAATCCTGCGCAGAAAGCCAGGTCTCCTCGTCCATCAACGAACGGATATCTTCTGCCTTTAGTCCCGTCCGATCGAAATAGGCTGCGGCGATGCTTTCGTCGATCTTATCGAGCGCTTCCGCCATTTTCTGCATATCGCGCGAATTTCCAATACACCCAGCCCAGGCGTCGTGGATCATCATCATCGCGCTGCGGCCCATGATCCGTTGGCTTCCAGCCATTGCAATGATGCTGGCGGACGAAGCCGCGATCCCATCCACTTGCACAATCACCGGCTTTCCGCTCGAAGTAAGCAGCGAATGGATAGCCATACCCTCAAACGCGTCTCCGCCCGGTGAATTGATCCTCACGCGGATGGAGGAATATCCCGTCGAGCCATCGAGGGCCTTCTTCACGGCAATTGCGCTGACGAATCCATCCGTGGAATATCCCCATGCTTCCAACATCGAGATAGTCGCTGCGTCCACGATATCGCCGTAGATCATCAATTCGAGTACACCGTCGCTCCCGACGGCGGCCTGGAAGTACCGGCGCGAATCTACCTGTGGCGCTGGAACCGCCGAGCGACCAAATGCGAATTTGCCCATTAGAGTTTCTCCGCAATATACTCAGCCTCGCCGCCGAGTGTTTTGATCAACCGCAGCTGCTGCTCGAGCCAAGCCACGTGTTCCTCATGCCATTTCAGGAGGTGTTCAAACAAATTCCGTGACGTATCATCCAGGGCTTTCATCGCGATCTGCACCGCGGCTTCGAATGGGCCTATGATGGCCATCTCGAGAAGTAATTCATTTTGAAAAATTTCCGACAATGTGGCTTGATCGCTAATGTGGCCGATCTCATAGTTGGTGTCGCCCCCGAGTAATAAGATCCGATCCGCCACTTTTTTCATAAAGCCGTGGGTTTCTGTCCCCAGTTTGTGAATCTTGCGGCTCACCTTACGTATGCCCATGAACTTCACGATTCGCCAATCGTGGCGATATTGAACGTTCAAGTGCGCTTCGACCGCGAGCGCCGCTTGTAAGGCCTTAATAACTTCCGAGTTGCCGTTCATCATCCACCTCCCGCGCGATTTACTTCGCGAAATATCTCCGCGTTCCGTCGCCCTGCTCATCCACACGGCTTTCGATCAGACCCTTCGATTTAAGGCCTGAGCACGGCGCATATACCTGTTGCGGCTCCAAACCCAGCGCTTGACCGATTTCGAGACTGGACATCGGCTTCTTTTTCAGTGCAGCCAGGATCCTGCCAGGGATGCTCTCCGAGCTAATTGAACCGGCAGTTTTAGCCGGCAATTTCTTGTGCCGCGCCGCCGGGGCCGGCAATGCATTATTTAGCCGGCCTCGTTTCAGAGGAGGCCCATTCTCCACGGCCGATGCTCCGGTCGACCCGGGAACACGATGCGTCTCCATTTGACGCCCACCCCCCCCCAGTACCGCCGCCAAGACGTCGCCGAATCCTCCCGTCGCATCCTCAATCTCGATCTGGACTACACGCAATTTCGCCACGTTATTTTTACTCCAAAATCTCTGCTGCAAGCGCGCGATATGTCTGCTCGGTAGTGCGCGTCGCGATTGCGGACGCATCCTTACTCGCCCAGCTGGCCGCAGCCGTTGTCAGCTCCCTAATCTGCCCGTCAATGACGGCAAGTTCACGCCGTGTTAGCTCGCAGTTTCCGAATCGGAGGGCCAGCATCGCCTGAGCCATCGAGCTAATGACGGGCCTCATTGCGACCGTGCAGGCGTGCGCCCGCTTGTCGGGCTCTCTCCGGATGACCCTCCCCACTGCATCCCTGAAAAGCTTCCGATAGGCTGGCGCCAGGCGGTTGAATGGCTGCGATGCACCTTCATCGCTGTCGGTCTCGCTGGTCTCAGGAGAGGCCTCTTCCAGCAGCAGCGCAGTCAATGGAATCATCGCTCCCTGAACAGTCCGCACGTCCCCGCCTTCTTCAGATGGGATCGGGTTTTGACGCATGGCCTTCAGAATGTCGTTTGCCGAATAGACCCCGATGTTCCGCAGCGTTTGAAATCCGCTGGTCTGGCTGGCGAAATCGCCCCGTTGCAGATCGTTTAGATTGTGCTCCATGATGAATGGACCGTCGAGCAACTTCCGATTCACTTCCTGCTCGATCCTGACAGCATTAGGTCGCAAGCAATAGCGCACATGATCGAGCGATTGATGCTCGATATTGTTATTCGTGGCGCGCTGTAGGTCCTGCAGTAGGTGCATCGCCATGCGATACAGGGATGCAATTTCAACCCGCTGGAACTGACGTGTAGTCAAAAATTGCGCTTCGTTTGGAGGAATGGTGATCTGCTGCCACTTCATTCCCTCCTCAAGCACGATAGGACGGAGCGCCTGATCGCCAGTCATGAGCTCCCGGAGAGATTTCTTGATGTTCTCCTGCGCTTCTTCTTCCAGCACTCCAGGGTGCGTGAGTATCCCTGTCGCCCTTGCACCGTTGCCGAAAAATTGAGCCCCGAATTTCTCCGCCGCAAGAGCTAGGCCGAATGCATTTTTACATAGCTGAATGGGACTGAGCCCATTTACCCCATCGAAACTTGCATACATGATATGCAGTACGTCTTCGGGATCCAGATGGACCGCGGCGCCGGTGTCCGTCTGCGTCGTCGCATATTTGAGTTCACCGGTAGGCAATCTAACTGAAGCCGTCTTTCCAGACTCCAATGGCACCAATTCAATCACGCGAGCTGCTCGGTCCCGTTTGATCCAAGCGTAGCCGTTGCCCCATGCGAGCATCGATGCCAGCAACGCGCCCCAGAATACGGATGCCGTCATATGACGATTCGGCTGATCATGGAGAATTGCCCACAATCGGTGATTCGTTGCCAGCCGCACGCTGCCATCCGGCATGTGTTGCAGAATTTCATGGGACGTTGTTCCAAGGTCCTCGCTGATGATCTTGATGCAGGCCAAAGCGGTCGTAATCCGCATCGCCTGCTTTTCATTGATGAGAACACCGGCATCCGATCGCCCCAATCCAAGAGATTCGAACAGCGCTGACTGAGGAAGCAGCGGCTGGGCCGGATCCTCGAGCGTCATTGCTTGCACGCCAAGACTACGGCTTAGCAGCCCCATTCGCCCCCGTGCTCACCAGCGGTTTCTTTGACCGTTCAATCAGCCACGCAAAGAGTAAACACCACACTGAGGCAAGTACTAGTGACGCCGGCCACCAAATCACCACCGCCGCGCCCTCCGAAAAGCAAATCCCGCCAATCAGCAACCAGTCCTGCAAATCCAGGTTTTTTGGTTCGGCCGGCGCAGGGACGCTTCCCGTTTGCGCCGGCGCGTCTTCGTCGATGATGATTCTGCGCCCCATCGATTTAAGCCCGTTTTGTCTCCGCCGGAGACAAATTCAATTCCGGGCAGATTTTTAGATTTTTAGGCGACCGCGACACCGTTCAGGGGGCCGGTATACCAATTTCCGTTGCGCGAGATCAATTCCACGGCGCTTCCCTTCGTCCCATTGAACGTGAGCGTAGAATTCGAGCCGCCGTTTAGGCCAGCCGTAGGAGGGGAGCCGTTCGGTGCGATCGTGATCACATGCGCGTGACCCGTCTCATCGATAAATCGAAGTATCTGTCCGTCCACGGTCGGAAGCGCAAGCGTCAAAGCTAGTGCGCCAGCTGCGTTGATGTGATTTAGCTCGGCGGGCGTGATCGCGCCGGCTAGCGTGATGACGTTCGGAGCTCTATTCGGAACACTCGACATAATTCAGTTCTCCTTTTTTGTGATTTATTCCCCGCGGGCCGTCCTGGCCGAATGGCACGAATGGCACAGCGAAAGACAGTTTGATTCCACTAAACGCAATTTCGGATACTGAGTGATCTTCCGGATATGATGCACTTCAGTCGCGGCGCGCTCACAGTCCGCGCACACAGGATGGCGCCGCAAGAACCAGGCGCGAAATCTGCGCCAGATTGCGTCATATCCCCGCGCTGATGAATTTCCACGCCAGGAGTCCGGTTCTCCGGCGTGTTCCGCGCAGCGTCCGGATCGAAGTGCGTACTCTCCGCATCCCGGGTGAATACATGGCCGGACTGGAGCATCGGGCACCCTTATTGACCATTCGTTCGCTCAACTTCATCCCACAGCAGCGTCATCTGTACTGTTCCCGAAATGGAATTAGTCCGAAACGAGTAATTTCGTGGCTGCGCCTTGAGCATCTCCAACCCCGCCAGGTTGACCAGGATCGATGTGCCGGCCGAAACCTGAAAAGCTTGAGACAGAATAGTTCCGCTTCCCACATTGCTCCCGGTGAAAACCAGTACGCCGGCGCTCGGGGCCTCCTGGGTGGAACTCGCGGCGGTCCCGGCGGTCGCCGTCGCAGCGGACCCATCCCTTTCGACCTGCACCGTGCAGGCGACGGAGCAATAGATACTTACTGAACGCAGGATGGCGTGAACGATCGGAGTGGCGGGCTGCTGGACGGTCAAAACGGCGGCCGACGAGCTGACGGTCGCATTGTAGACGGTCGAATAGTGAAAACTTTGGCCGTAAGCTGCACCAATCGCTACAAGCCACAACAAAATTCCTTTCACGGTTTTAAGTCCTCCTTCATGCGCGAATTGCCATTGAATCCGCGGGCAGCGTCAACAAGCCCCTGCTGGCGTATATTGACCGCTTCGGCGCGCTTACCAACAGCCTTGATAGCGTCATTAAGGCCGCCACAGCGCCGTCGATCTTGTTTTCGTCATCGTCCTTTCGCGGAAAAACGTGCTCATTAGCATCCTGGTGCGCCGTAACGTTCCCGATCATCCAGTTCATGATCGGATTCCCATCGTGATGGATGCGGCCCTCAACAATCAGCGCGTCCATCTCTTTCATCAAGGGAGAAAGCGTTTTTACGTTGCGCGGCACTTCCACCGGCTGCGCCTTCGTAAGCTTGCCGATGCATTGCGACAACTGCGCAGCATTCCACGGGTCATATGCGAGCTCTCGAGCCTTATACTCGCGGACATCATCCAGCGTCTCGTTCTGGACCAGCTCCAAGTCCACGACCGCGCCGGAATGGATCGTCATGTGCTCTTTCCAGCCGTGATAGTGTTGCGACTCCGGCCGCGCCACCTGCGCCTGCGGCAAATAGAACCGCGGGAAGAGAAAATAATGATCCTTTCCGTTGACGATCTTCTTGAATCCGATAATCCGCGCCGTGAAATCGCGCTTCGTCGACAAGTCCAACCCCACCGCGCACGGCAATCCTACGAATTGACGCGGATGTAGCGAAGCGTCGCCCAACTCTTTCCATTGCTGGAGATTGAAATAGGCCTCATTAGCGCCTACCCACACACACAGGTGTTTGGTCTTGAACACACCCTGCTTCCGCGCGGTTTGAATCGCGGCCGACTGCTCCGTCACCAGGTAATCGCGAAAAACGCTCACATCGAAGTTCGGATTGGCCTTAATCAATGCGGCTTCCGACGTCCAGTCGTCCTTCGGATCGATCGTGTAAATGATCCCGAATACCTCGTCGCGTACCACGGACCCTGCCAGGATTTTCACGATATCGACCTGCAAGAGTTTGCACGGCCCCGCCAACTTGAATCCAGCCGTCGTGATTACGAGTTGTATCGGCTGCTGCCGCGCTCCCATGCCGGTACGCAGCGTATCGAAGAGCGTGTCCGAGTCGTGTTCGTGATATTCGTCGACAATCCCGCAGGTCGGCGACGCGCCGTCTCCCGGCTTCCGGACTACCACTTCGAAACGCGACCCATCCTCCGGAATGCGCATTTCCTGGCTGGTCGGGCTCGCGATCTTCACGCCGAGGAATTGCCGCAGCTCAATGCTTCGGTGAAGCATTAGCAGCGCCGGCCGGAAAACCTCCATCGCCTGGTCTTCCTTGGTCGCACCGCTATAGACCTCCGCGCCGAATTCGTTGTCGCAGGCGAACATATAGTCGCCGATGATCGCAGCCAGAATCGATTTTGCGTTTTTCCGCCCCACCTCGACGTAGGCGAGCGAAAATCGTCGCATCCCCGTCGAGCGCTTTACCCACCCGAAAAGGCAGCACAAGATGAAAATCTGCCACGGCTGCAAAACTATCAGCTCCGCATTCGCCGCCCAACTGCCCTTCACATGCGGTAGCAGCTCTGCGAACCGGCAGATTCGATCCGCCTTGGCCTGATCGAACCGGTAGCCCCAGTCCCTCTTCGCTAAATCGTCCAAATGCCGGCGGCAGGCCATTTTCACCGTGTCACAAGCTGAAATTTCATCGCGAATTACCCGCCACGCATAATCTTCAGCGATGCCCGAAAAATCCTTAGATGCGGATCCCGATGCGAACCAACGGGCCGCAAACCCGATACTCAGCTTCGGCTGGATCTCATCCCATGCCGCGCCTCGTTCCGCCTCGGATTTAAACGCACTCGCACCATTCGGACCGAGGAGCAATTCGATTACCTGCGCCCGCGAAATCTGGTCGCCCGGCCTTACCCGAGCTTTACGATTAATTCTTGCCATACAACTTCAATTGCTTCCCGCTAGCTTCCTGATCCATCCCCAGCAACCGGAACGCCCGATGCATGATCAAAGTCGAATCGCGCTCGATCGATGTAGCCGGATTCACCTTCAGCACCCCAAACCGATCCTTGATGAGCGCCCCATGTTCAGCGATGGAAGTCCGTGCCTCATCCCGCCGTTCCAATGCATCAAAAAAGGTTTCCAGAATCCGCGCCGCCGCCGAATCGATCTCATACTCATCAACGATCCGCGTCCACCGCTCCTTCGAAAGCTCCGTAAGATGCCCCGGAGCCGCTATCTTTTCTACGCTCACGCAAAATAAATTTTAGGGAATTCCCCATCCGCCTTTTTTTCGCG